GAAGGCAAAGTTATTGCAGCACCCGCACTTGGAAGAGGCAATAAAAGCCAAAGGTGGGTATGAGTATATTATCAAATGCTCCCACGTAGTCAAAGGTGATAACTGGTGGGAAGGGGACGGCGTAGGCTCTCCGTTTATCCGTTCATTGTATTATGCGTACAACGTATTGTGCGTAGAACCACGCTACTTCCGGTAGAGACTAATCGGCGGCAACTATAAATAAGGAGATTTGACATGAAGTTTTATATCACAGAGAGAGGGGATGCGGCGCTTGACCAGTCTTGGCGCTTGCTTGGCGATGTACCGATCGTGCTCATTACAAAAGCACCGAGCAAATTGGGTGAGATTCCCCCTCACGCAATCGTACATTGCACGATAACGGGTTTCGGCGGGACGTTGCTTGAGCCCGGCGTAAAGTCTTTTTACGAAGAGATTGAAGCCTACCGCCGCATCGCTCGCAAGATCGGGTCTGAACGCACGGTCTTGCGGATTGACCCCATCATCCCTACGGTAAAGGGAACGAACTTGGCGATCAGCGTCTTGGCGGAAGCAGCAAAGTACATTCCCAACATTCGCTTGCGGATCTCTTTCATGGACATGTATCCTCACATCGTGAAAAGGTTTACGGCAAATGAGATCCCGATCCCTTACAGCACACTTCACGCTCCGCTGGACATGAGGATTTCGGCACTGAATGCCCTGAAAGACTACGCTCCGGGACTCGAGATTTGCGGCGAGCCGGACATGAATTGCACCGGTTGCATAAGCCAGCGGGACATGGATGCCATTGGCTTGACATGCGCTCTCACTGGCAAATGCACACAGCGGGCGAGTTGCCTTTGCCCATCCGAAAAGACGGAAGCGCTGAAGGGCAGAGGACAATGCGCTCACAATTGCCTCTATTGCTACTGGCGATAGAGACTAATCGGCGGCGACTATGAAATATGAGTCGCCAGTAAATAGCAAATGCAAAACACCCCTCATCGCATGATGAGGGGTGTTTTGAGAACAAGGAGTTTACATGAAAGTCATTCACATCAAGAATAAGAAAGGCGCCCCCGATGAGGTGTATATCGGGCGAGGGTCAGTGTACGGAAACCCGTTCAAGATAGACGATCAGCATGATCGCTTGATGGTTGTCCAGGAGTACAAAAAGTATTTCTGGCAGCGCATAAACACAGACAAAGCATTCTATGATGCGGTAATGCGCTTGAAGGATAAGACGCTTGTGTGCTTTTGCGCACCGTTGTCTTGTCACGGCGACGTGATAAAGGCATGGTTTGAAGCCGGTTGCCCTGTCAAGTAACTGTCTTCACCACGCCACCGAATAAGCCCTGTCTCGCAGTTGAGATAGGGCTTTTTTCTTGTGTTGTGTTCGTTATTTATCCCTATCGGGAGTCGGTTTTTATATAGATCTATTCGTTGTCGGGTAGATGACAGGCGGCGCCTTTCTCGCTGTCTTCAGGAGTTGAAAAATGCCTACAATCTGGAAATCATCCAATACCATCAATATTCAGCCGGAAGCCACGACTGAAGAAATCGTCGAAGCAATCAAATTCTCAGATGTGAAATTCATTCGCACCTGGCACAAAACCAACGGCTTCAAACAGTATTGCATGAGCGACGCTCGTGACCGCAAGGAATTAGCGAAAGATCGCAAACTTCCCCTGTCCAAGATTTTCTAATCATTTAGCCGGTAGGTCATTTGTGCCTACCGGCACCATATTCTGTATAAGGAGAGATACCATGAACAAGATCGAAATTTTAGCAAAAGCGACAAAAGTTCTTGATGAAATCGTCAAGAAACAATTCAGCTCGACGAAGAAATTCAACGACGCCGTGAAAGCGTTCCTGGTTGCCCGTGCGAAAGACGGACGCCAAGAGAATCGCCCGTGCCGTAAGTTGTTTGAAGCAATTTGCGAAACCACGGGCAAGATGGACGAAGATGATCGTGCCGCAGTCATCGGGGTCTACGAAGCCCTGATCAAGCCGCACGGTATCAAACTCGACACGGGTGAATGGTTTCATATCTACCCGTCGGTCCAATCGTTTCCGGCGCCGGAAATCGCCACGAAACCGGTTGTCGCCCCTGTTACCGTGCCGGTTGCAGTCGTTCAGGAAGCAAAAGTCAACGTGGACAAACCGAAATACGTTGCTGGCACATTCTCAATCACCCCTGTACACGACGGGCGCCTGTTCTACCCAACCACGATCACTAGAATGATCGCTGGTATGAAAAAAGCCGGAATCCTACCGAGCACAGCAAAAGGCACGGTGAACAGCCGCTCGATTCTCATTAGCGGCGTGGACAAGTTCGAGGCGAACAAACTCAGTTTCGCAGTAGCGAACCGTGCCAAGATGCAGGTTTACCTCACGGCGGCGTAACAGATTCTTTACAGTCATACATTTTCGTGTTACAATTCGATTCCCGATAGCGTGGTAGTTATTATCCCTATCGGGAGTCGGGTTTTATCAATCAATTCTTTTCACACAACTTTAGGAGAAAATCACATGTTTTCAGAAATTACAGCAATTGGCAATATCGGCGGCGACGCAGAGAAACGTTCAACCCCCGCTGGACAGACCGTCGTGTCTTTCTCGATGGCTTGCAATCGCACCTGGAAGAATGACGCTGGCGAAAAGCAGAAAGAAACCACCTGGCTCCGCTGCACCGTTTGGGGTAAACAGGGTGAAGCAATTCACCAGTACCTCACGAAAGGCAAGTCCGTTCTCGTGAAAGGGCGCCTTCAGGTTGACCCCGCTACGGGCGGACCCCGGATGTACAAGAAATCGGACGGCACGACCGCAACGTCGTTCGAAGTGACCGCTGATAACGTCCGCTTGCTCGGCGGCGGAAACGCTGATGGCAACGGCAATGGCGGGTCTTCCGAAACCGCTTACGCCGAAGTCGCCGCAGTCGTCTCCGACTTGCAGTTCTAATCCAAACCATGAAAGCCCCCGGCGCAAGTCGGGGGCTTTCCTTACTGGACGACAGGGCGCCGGTGCAACTCCGGCACGTCCATTGATTTCTACGACGCTTATCGCTAGGTAAGCGTTTTTTCTTACCACAAAGGAGTCGTCATGTCCGATTACAGAATAGTCACAAAAATCATATCAGAAAGCAATGAGCATATTGCCGAAGTTATTTATTGCAGTGCCGACCAAAGCACCGCAATATATATCGCAAATGGCCTCCAAGTATTGTGGGAGTCCAACAACATCAAACACATCTCATCCAAACCGGAAAGTCGCTTCATCGAAACGGAAGTTTCGGAAAAGAACAACTGTTTAGATGACTGGATGTGTGTGCACACAGTCAACAATCTTTAATCAACCCCCACAACACACCGTCAGAGCCCCCTAGAATCGATTCTAGGAGGTTTTTGATTTAGTAAGGGCAATTGTCAGGGCAGCGTAAATATCGCCCGCCTTTTATGTCGGAAACACAAATTCAGGAGAAAAAATGAACATAGAGCAGAAAGCGTTCACCTATTCAAATCAATACGACCTAGACTTAGACGACGCCGTTGCAATCATCGCCAAGACAGACGGTCTTGTATTAGTTCAAGAAGTTCAGAAAATCATCATTGAAGATTCGATGACCTGGAGCCAGATCGGACGGACGTACCTTCCCGCTTTACGGGGCATCGTGGACAACCTCAAAAGCAATGAAAATTCCGCCATCAAAATTATCGCTTCCTCGCTCATCATGGATATCGTCGAGAACGCTTGGGATCTCGATACCACCTGGGCAGGCAAAGGCGATCAGGCGGACTCGTACACCGGCGTCTCCCTCGAGACTGAATACATCGATCCGGTTATTGACGCCTATGACCGCCAGCTCAAAACAGACGACATCGAGGTCTTACGGGTAGTCCGCGGGTGGGATGAATTGATGGCTTTCGACCTCAAAGAGCCTGTTTCCGACGCCGGAAATCCCCTTGTCATCAGTGCGCCAAAATTCATCGGGCGCACTCAAAAGCACACGTTAGCAGAACGTGTAACAGAGGAATACACACGGGAAGATAAATACAAAGGTGAGAAAACCGTTCACGGCTTTGAGATCATAAATGGCGAGTGGGTCCACACGAACAATACCGTTCGCTTCCTGGGGCATCAAGACCCTTTCACGGAAGAAGAAATGCCGGAAATCATCAAAGCCAACATCGACAGTTACGTCGAATTGGAAGATGATGACGATTTTGATTTCGACATCGACCAGCAGGATGAAGTACCTTCCTGGGCAACCGTCCAGCACATCCGCAATACACACGCCATGCCGCAGGATTTCATCCATCTTCACCCAATCGAGTTGTCAGATTGGGTTTCGTTCGCATGGCAAACCCGCTCCGAATTGATGTCCAAGCGTATTTGGAAGTGGAAAGAGCCAATGGTCAAGGCTATGATCGAAAAGGGTTGCGAACAGCATTACCTGTTCGCCGTATTGACGAAAATGCAATACAACAAGGAAGGTGAATTGAAAATCACCGACGAAGAAATATCCAATCTCATCGGGAATTGCGGCAGCGTCAAAACGGGAACGATCCCGTTCGTTGAGGTGTTCGGGGATTACATATTGGATGAATTAGAGGGCGGCGACCTCGCCACAGGCAACTACTATTCCTCACGCACCAGCCCAAGCGATTATGCAATCAATCAGTATTGCAAATCGTCAGAAGAAGCCGTCCTTGCGCAGTTCGACGAATCCCCAGACGTCCCAGCACAGCAATCCCGCCTATGGAATGAGGAATTTCTCAAGGCAATGCTTGACTATGAGGAAAAACCAAGCGCCGTTGCCTGGGAAAAGTGGTGGAACTGGCAATACGAATTGTACCCGGAAGCGGGACTGGCGAGAGACGTTGCTATCGAGGGCGGGATGGCGATTGCAGAAGCCAATAAGGTATTCTACAATGCCAAGCCAATTCGCCACGAAATCGTCGGGATTGACCGTGGCGCATTGATTATCAACCTCTACGGGAAAGAGCAAGTGTGTTTCCCGAAATTCGTCGACCGCCTGAAAGGAAAACTGTTCGTCAGAAAGGACGCACCAGTTGACTTCAAATTGAAGTTGCGTGATTGGCTACTAGCCCCGCATTGGGCTAAAGATAAGTCCAAGATCAATCCCTGGACTAACGACGAATTGCGAGCACTCGCAGAATAGACCCTAGACAGGATGTAACAAGAATGATACCATTCGTTCTTGTTACATCCTGTTTTTTTATGTTACAGTAAGGAGAGAACCGAATGAACCAGACCGGTCCCCGAATTGAATTGGAAAAATTTGCTTTTCATTTTTCAGGAAGTTTGAAGTCGGTCATTGACGACGCAATCGAAGTTTACCTCGGCGGATGTGACTGCGTAGAACTCCCTTACACCACGGTGGTGTGCCCTGTGTGTCGGGCATTCGGAAGATTGGAAAGCGTACAGAAATTGATGGACGAGTATTCAATTTATCAACCGTACCCAGAAATCGCAAAACCGGAAACGGAAAGGCTCCCTGTCTGATGGATATTACAAACGGGATTCACATCGTATTTGATGGCGGGTCCAAGTCTAACGGCTCCGCCAATAAAGGCTACGGGTCATTTATTACTTTTTCGAACGGAAAGAAAGTGAAAATGTCCATCATGGGAAACGTTGTCGAGCAGGCGCATTGGGACTTCCCGGACTCAACGAGCAATGAGGCCGAATGGAAAACCTGCATTATGGCGCTCTCATACGCCTATGAGTTGATCTTGAAGAATAACAAATTCCTGGACATCACCCTGCACGGCGACAGCGCCAACGTAATTCAGGGCTTATCGGGGGGATGGAAAACCAAAGCGGAAAATCTGATGGGATTGCGGGAACGAGCAGAACGCTATGCTGAAATCACTATGGCAAAGTTTCAACAAGAACCCAGAGAATTGATCGTCAAAATCTTAGGACATTAGGAGAAAAAAATGATTAACTTTCCAGTAGAACTCAAACAATTCATCTCAAAGATTGTTGTCAAAGCCAACAACGAGCAAGCCATTCTGTACTTCCCAAATCACTACGGTGCAAGCATCGTTCGCAACCCCATATCTTATGGTTACAAGAATAAAAATTGGGAACTCGCCGTAATAAAAAAGGATGCTATTCGCGACCAAAACGAATGGGTGTTGGCGTGCGACACGCCGATTGCGGATGGTGTAATTGGCGACCTCACCCAACTGGAAGTGATTGAAACGCTTTACCAGATCAAAGACCTTCAATATGCTTAAGGTGGCTCCGGTATTTGGTTGTCGCCTTTGCGGCGGGAAAGGAACCGTCGTTGAGGACAAGGTGACGTGCTTATGCGGCTGCGTAATCAATCAGATCCCAAGAGAACTGATTGACGAAGAAGTGGAGTTGACCACCCAGGACAAGGCGTACTTCCATATCGGAAAATTGCTGATCGATTTTTATACAAAGGAACCGAAGAAATGACATTCTACCAAGTCAAAGCAAAGACAGAGAGTGACTACGCTTACTACGTCGACGCTGATTCAGAAGAACAGGCAATTGTTAAGGCCGAGAAGGGGAATTACATAACGTCCATAGCCTGCGGCGTTGACAGTTTCAACGTTGAGCACGTACTCCAGGTGAGTCCGCTGAAAACAGTTTGGCTCAAAAGAATCATAGATAAACAGAGAGGTTAAAAAAACGATGAGCCCAGAAGAACATCTGAACAAACTGATCGACTATCAGTGCCGCTCCATCGAACTCAGAGACGCCCGTATAGAACACCTCAGGCAGGAGATTCTTGACCTGCGAGATGAACTCAACGAAATCAAAAGGAGCGACGCTTACGACGTGTACACAAAAACCCGCTTCCGGTCCGCGAATATCAATTGATTTCCGGCACCGGAAACAATGAGTTTTTAATAGTGGTTGAGGTCCAATGACAAATGAGTTTTTAGAGAGGATTGTATTCAGCGCACATTTCACCCGAGGAACCTATGGGTTTCACCGAACCCAAAAGGGAACGTACAAGCTCAACATGAACTCGGGTGAATTGTCTTATCGTAAAAACAATGAGGAAAACTACAAATTCATCAGGAAGGTCTGGAGATTAAATGATTTTTAGCGTAAGTGTTTATCGCGCAATATCTTCTTTGTACTACGTTGAGGCAGAGAGCAAAGAAGAGGCGGAACACATGGTTAACAAGCCCGGCCATCTTCTCGCAATCCAAGACATCGATTGCCATGAGTTTTCCGTGGAAAGTGTTGACCCGGCAGACGAAAGCGACCTGGAATATATCAAAAACAACCCGGAAGGATAAAGGAGGAATGACATGGGATTAGATATGTATTTGTATAAAGAGATTTATGTCGGCGCCAATTACGAACACAATGAGGTTAAAGGAAAAATCGAATTGTCCAATCGGAACGGGCCGATTCCGATCAAACTGGAAAGAGTCTCCAGTATCAGGGAGCAGGTAGGATACTGGCGCAAAGCCAATGCAATCCACAAGTGGTTTGTAGACAATGTCCAGGGCGGAGTTGATATGTGCCAAGAATCATCCGTAAGCAGAGATCAATTGCAAGAGTTGTTGGATCTTGTCAACTATACCATTGAGAATTTCAAAGAAGCGCCCGACAAGCTCCCATCTCAAGATGGGTTTTTCTTCGGCTCAACATCCTATGGGGATTCTTACAGCGATGATTTGATTCTCACAAAGGAAATCCTCGAAAGAGTTATGTCTGAACCCGGCGATTATTTTGTTTATCACTCAAGCTGGTAATCACAAGGAGGTCTGATGGAACTCGGATGGATACCGTTTTTACTGATGGTCATTGTGCCTCTCGGCGCTTATATGGCATTTACGGACAATGAGTAATTAAAGATCAGCGGCGGTGTGGACGTGACACACTAGCATCAACGTGTACTTGCGGAGGGTTGAACAAGAAGCTACGCAAGATACCCCGTATTTAAACCGGCAGGCTTACAACTCGGGGCCGCTGAAGCGCGAACGTTGTAGGCTCACCCTGCACAGTGGGGGAACCTAAATTGGGGAGGTAGCTCAATGGTAGAGCAGCGCAGTGTGGGTTCGACTCCCACCCTCTCCACTTTGGCGGCGGCGTGTGGGAAACGCTGACGAAGAGTCGATCTATACTTATCCAGGTCGGGCGACCCTAACGGGTGACACGCAAGAGTGAACTTGCACAAAAACTCAATAACGAGCCTGCCAGGTGATGACTCCTGGGATAAAGAGATAGTGACGAGACGTTCGAATGAGATTGCCGCCAAACTATTGATTAAAAAAAGGAGAGAAAAAATGCTTTACAGAATTGAAGTTTTATACACGAACAAAGACCTTCGCGACTATATCGCAGAGATCCATGGCTTATTTAATCTTCTTTGGATACTGGATGAAAGCGAAACAGTGGAGGCGTTCAGGGTTAAAGGCTATTGCGCCAGAGACTTTGGATACGGACCATTCGACAAATGGGTAAATGAGTTTGATTACGGAGAAAAGAAATGCCAACATTCAGAGTAGGTTACAGGGCAACAGATATCCGAGAAGTTATGGTCGAAGCAGAAACGATCAAGGAAGCCTCTCGGATGGTGCAGTCCGGCGAAGTGCCGTATGAGGAAAGTAGCCTTATAGATTGCGAAGACATAGAAATTGTCTGGTGGCAGGAGGAGAAATGACGAACGCACCAAACGGCGTAATCGAATTGATTAAAGCATCAGAAGAAGCGGAACGAATCGCCGCAGAAAACAGCAAGCAGGCAGAAGAACTGCGCATTCAGATCGCAAAAGAAGCCTGGAGTGCTGTTATCGAGGAAATCAAAGAATTACTCCCGGAAGTATTGCGTGAATATGTCTTAATGACAAAAGTGATTGCGCACCCAAATGATGGGCGGGATGATGTTTTCCTTGTAATTCCGGGACTAGCGCCTATTCAGGTGAAACTTGGCATGTGGGGCAACACCCAAAAACTGCTCATTCGCCGACTGGCAAGAGTCCATCCTGGATACGCAGACATTATCCACGAAGATATGTCGTATGGAATAAATCTCTACACGGAGATGAAGTATGCCGACAAATTAAATGACGTCCTGCGAGACGCATACAATTTCCATAAAGACCAATTAAGGAAGCAATAGGAGTAATCATGTTTGAATCTGGGTATTACATTGTCGAGAGGTTAGAAAACAACGACGTGAGCGATATGGCGCCCTGGTTGAATAGCACTCTAGCCTGGGAGTATAAAAGCTCAGAAGACTTACTTAAGCATTTGTATTACTTTTACTCACCACCAACTATGCCGGTGTCTATCGTAATCAATGGCGATGAATTCTCAAAGAATAATACGATTGAATTTTGGTTATCCGATCACTTTGGTGATATTGATCATTACGACTACGGATTTGCTCGAAACGAAGAAGATCAATTTATCATGGTTGCCCCAAATGAAGCAAAGACGTTCCTTGAGAAGTTCAACGCCAGCGTAATCTCCAGCCACTATGATGCCGTCGAAAAACATAACGCTATATTCATTACAAGAAAATAGGAGTAATCATGTCTCGTTCTTTTCGCAAATCCAAAGTTTTCAGTCAAGTTCTTGTTTCAGATAAAGGTTCGAAAGCGATGCGTTTCTACCGGCGCCAGCGGGCGCACATTGAGCGCATGAAACTCCGAGATGCCCTGGCACATGAGGATTTCGACAACATGGAAGCTGAGTACGCCCCCTGGGATGAGTGGGATTGCCCGCGGGACGGAATGAAGTATTACGGAGACGCACCCGAAGAATGGATGAGGAAATAAAATGACAAAAATTGGAATTGATATCGATGGAGTCCTGGGTGACTTTATCGGCCAGGTGATCAGGGTCGCCAAATCAAAGTACGACCTTGAGATACGCAGAGAACAGATCACGACTTATGACATCAGCAGCTCAACCGATCTTACGGCGAAGCAAGTCAAAGAGATCGTCCATGACAATGAGACTTACTTACCCGCAAAGCCGCTCGCTTGCGCAGCGGAAACCTTGCAAACATTAAGAGCGAACGGGCACGAAGTCCACATCGTCACAGCCAGGCCGGAGCACCTTATCGGCGACACCCAAACCTGGCTTGCTAATAATGAGTTTTCGTTCGACGAATTTGCAAACGTATCAGGTAAGCAAAAAGCGAATTACGCCAAAAAGAACGGGATCGACATCTTCGTTGAGGATTGCCTGGAGACAGCACTGGATCTAGCCAAAGTGTGTCGATCTGTCTTATTAATCAACACTTCGTACAACCAGGGCGACACTCCAGCAAACATTATCAGAATGCCCGACTGGTCCCTTATTAAGTACGTAATGACTGGCTGCGGAAAGGAGATGTGAAATGCCTACTTATGATGTTCGTTATCAAGAAATCCGCTATTACACAACTCGGGTTGCGGCGGGGTCGGTAGGAGAAGCGATCAAAATGGTCAATGAGAACCAGGATTTTTATCCAAACGAAGATATAGACACCGTCAGTCTTGGTGTTCATCGGACCGGCTTGACTGCGGCGAAGTTGTCAGATCAGGTAAATAATTTATGAAAATGGACAAAGTAGCAAATAGTGGCAATGATGAATTCTATACTCCACCTTACGCTGTCTACCCGATACTAAGGTACGTAAAACCAAATAGTGTAATTTGGTGTCCTTTCGATACAGAGCAAAGTTGGTTTGTGAGGATATTTAACGAGAATCATCATAAAGTTATTTATTCGCACTTAAAACAAGGCGGGGATTTTTTTGAATTACAAAAAGAATGTGATTATATTATTAGCAATCCACCTTATTCCGTAAAAGGTAAAGTAATCCAGAGATTATTCGATTTAGGCAAGCCATTTGCGGTGTTGGTCGGTATAGTTGGATTGTTTGAAAGTCAAGACCGATTCAATATGTTCAAAAATAATAAATTTGGGATTATTTATATGAACAAAAGAATTGCGTATTTCAAGGATTACAACGAGCAAAAACCATCTTTAAATCCCCCATTTAGCAGTGCCTATATATGCAGCAAAATGTTGCCAACACAAATTGTTTTTGAGGAAATCGATAAGTGATCCAATAAAATGCCTGTTTTATGTCGGGCTAGCCAAAAACTAACCATCATCGAATATGTAAGTGGTGTCGGAATTATCGACGCCGTGAGTTTAAATATCAAGAGGAATAAACATGAATAACGAAATGCAGATTTTTAATTTTGAAGACAATGAAATACGAATTCTCATAGACAAGAAGCAGGAACCCTGGTTGGTGGGGAAAGATGTGTGTTCTTACTTTGGAGACACAAACCACAAACGTTCGTTGTCGCGGATAGATGATGACGAAAAAACAATGGTCGAGGTTATCGACTCTCTTGGCCGGAAGCAACAAGCTACAGCGATCAATACGTCCGGGTTATATTCATTGTTGTTCGCTTTCGAACCAGAAATGGCTCGGTACGATGGGGTGTCACCAAACGCGCCCCTTATCATCGAGCGAATTAAAAAGATAAAGACGTTCAAACGCTGGATCACGCACGATGTACTACCTAGCATTAGTAGAACCGGCAAGTATTCAATCAACCAATCGTCATCTAACCCTTTAGTTACGCAAGCGGAAGCGTTGGTTAGCTCAATTCGTGATTATGTTGGCGAGAATGAAACAAAATACGAGCAAATCGAACACCGTTTGAATCGAATCGAAGCTATCACGTCAATTGGCAAAATCAAAGCCGTTGAATCTTTTGATGAATCTGGATTTTTTGAATTCATCAACAGATCTGTATCTTTAGCTTTACCTGCACAAAAATCAAATTACATGACCGTCACAATGTATGCGAGTGTAAACAACAAAGAAATAGACACGGCAAAAGCGCAAATTCTTGGCCGAGCGTGTGCAAGCCTGTCCCGTAAGTTAGGTTACAAAATCGAAGAAGTGCGCAACGAAAACAACGTCAAGATCAACGCCTACCACAAAGACATTCTCGGGATGGTGATTTAAAGGAGATATATCGTGAAGAGAAAGATCTGGAACATCCTTGTTTGGATCGACAACAACATGAGTCATTGGATTTTGGATAGGTTGGTTATTAAAGGCCAATCTAACGATTTTTCCTACTGGTTGTGGGTGCACACTGCTTATGCTTACTGTCAATGGGTGAATGTTTATCTTTACGAAAGATGGGAGATTGGACCATGAATGTAGAAGAACTTGAGTACAAGAATCACAAAATCGTCATTAAGTACGATGAATGTCCAGAAAACCCGCGTGAGTGGGACAACTTCGGGAAGATGATCTGCTTTCACGGGAACTACAGCCTCGGAGATAAGCATGACTACAAAAGCGATCATTATAGTGGGTGGGCGGAACTCAAAAAAGCAATTGTGAAAAACGAGAAAGCGGCAGTTATTCTCCCGCTGTATCTTATCGACCACAGCGGTATTTCAATCAGCACAACACCGTTTATGGATAAGTGGGACTCTGGACCGGTTGGCTTCACTTTCGCCACGAAAAAAGACATTCAAGAATCTTTCACCAAGACTGATGAGGATATCATGGTCAGAGCAGAACGGCTCTTAAAAGCCGAGGTGAAGATTTACGACGCTTACCTTCGCGGTGAGGTTTTTGGTTATTTGATATCAAAAGACACTGAAGATATCGATTCGTGCTACGGGTACTACAGCTTAAATGAGACAATCGATGAGGCAAAAAGAGTTATTGATTACCGCGAAAAAAAGGAAGTCGAAGAGAAGTGGGAAAAGTTCAGCGAGTGCGAAGCGGCGATGGCCGGTTGATCGCCGCCGAAGTTAATGTGCCTAACGGCAGGGAGTGTGTATATGGTCAGTAAACAGTGGTGCACTTATCACACAATGCGTTCCTATCAAGAGATGGACCCAATCATCGCCAATCTTGTATCTAAGTTGCCTCACAAAAATGGTTTTGACGGCGACTGGTCCTTCGCTTACAGGGATGACGTTGTGTTCGCTGAAAATTACTACCGTGTGTCAGATGGGAAGTGCGCAAAGAACATCAGCTTCACGGCGAAAATTATCAAACAGGACGAGAGTTACTACGTCGAGAACGTCATGCTCAACCGCCTGGATATCAGCGCCGACCTAGAACAGGATACCTACTTAAAAGATATCCTTTGGAGAATCATTCAGGATAAATTGTTCGTGTCCCAAGATCCATCGGACGATCTCGGGGAAGTCGATGTAATGAAAATATTGTACGACAAACAGGAGGAGTGGTGAAATTTATTGTTGCGGACGCAGTTACAAACGATGAATACCTTGCCCCTCGGTGGGTTGTGTTCTTGCTGGACGAGGATACAATAGAGACTCTTCGGCGGCGCATGGAGATTACAATACCGGAAGATAAACCAGAATACATATCCTGGCTATGGAGTATTTCTGTCGTTGATGAAAGTGATTTCGTTGAGGATGATGTCACCTGGGATAAAACTCGCACTCTCGGCATAATCGAACTCGAGGACTGGCCCGATAATAATGAGTTTAAAACCGAATGTGACTGGTTAAGGGTTCATCCAAGAAATAAAACTTTCTCTGTTGGCGCCTACTTCGACGATGTGAACTCTGAAGTCTACACTTATAACTTTTCTATAAAAGATGTTAAGGCCACGCTAAACAATTACGAGCGAGGGCATGTGTCCATTTAATTATTAAATCAACTTATTTAAATAGGAGTTAAAAAATGACTGTAATTGAAGTTTTGTATCTGTTGTCCATGCCGACGCCCCACCTCTGCGACGCTTACGAAAAAGCGGCGGCAGAGTCCGCAGCAAAGGTGAAGTTCGCAGAGGACTCGATCCGCAAGATCGCCGAGAAGGCAATCATCGTTTCCCTCTATATGTTCCTACGGGCAAAAGGGAAAGACCACCGCTACAGTGCGGACACCGCATTAGGGGTCGCCGAAGGGTTCAGCGTGCTGTTCAAGTAAAGATGAGCCCTGGAAATAGGGCTTCTCTCTTCATTTTAAAAAGGAGGAATTCGCATGACAAATGACTGTTCTGTTGAGCTGGATTTCATGTTCATTGACAATCAGGATGCGATTGATTTCACTGCTGAACTTGAAGACGAAATGGCGATTGGATACCTCGACACCGAGGAGAATAAGGTTTATTTCGATGGGTATTTCCGTAGTACCGACGATATGTTTGAGACGCTGAATAAATTCGCGCCGAAAATCAAAAACAGTGAGTTAAGTTACTGGCGCGACGACTTCGACAGCGGATACGTAAAAATCTCCGGCGGCAAGTGCTTGAAATGCGGAATTGCCCCGGATGAAAAATGGGAGGAAGCATGACTTGGGATAAATTCAGAGAAAAAATCGAAAACGTAACTAGAAAGGACGACGTGTTCCTTTCTTACAAAAAGTGGCTGCTGGCCGCTGCTGATAAAGCGGAAGAGTGGGGTATTGATCCTGAACACGCCATTGAGTCTAACCTCAGCAACCTCTACGACATAACGCCGGAGTTGCGCCACGCTTTGCGATGGGAAAATAAAGGGGAGATGGAAAATCTCTTCCTGATGGCTCATCGAACACGAAACGCAGAATTACGCCGGGCATTACACAAGGAACTCATTCAATCAATCGTGATTGATGTTGACGCAACAGGGTTGAAAATCACGCTCACGCCAGAGCAACTCGAGATCGTTAAACGAAAAACCCGCAACAAATTCGATTTCCGACACCGGAAACCGGCACTCGCAGGAGGGTAAATGATAGCCGTTAAACACAACAACGTCTGTATTGACGTAATGACTGAAGCGGAAACACCGGATCACTACAAATCTCAGTGTGTTGTTGTTGGCGGGCTTTGGTTTTACACCGGCAGTCTCACATGGATTGATCTTCTGAAATTCGTTGGAGGAGATCTTTGGGACAGTTATGCAAATGGAAAAATTGACTTTGCTGTACCGGTTGAGTTCAGTAAGCAATACCCCGATATAAAATATGTCTGGTCTTACATCGACTCGTCGCTGGGAGCGCCGGTTTACATCAACGACCTGCCAGTCCGGGCGGCTAAAATCGCCCTGGAACTAATCGTAAAAGGAGAGTGCAACCATGAGTTCAAACCCCTCAGTAAATTTAACTGCGCATTCATCACTGCGTGAAAACATGATCGTCTTCGAAACCATGATTGACGCAAATGAAATCCCAGGGATCGAACGATCTATCATCGATAAAGCCAAATCCTACACGGAGTTTTCGGATGATTTCAATCGCTACGTCAAAGAGGGAAAACTGGAACCGGAAGGCAAGATCACGGATTTCTCCAACGGCGCCTTCTGTGTAAAACTGCAATACCTTCAGCCAAAGAACCTAAAGGTAAAGGTGGAGATCATCAACACGCCGTCATTCAAATTAATGGCGCATTGGACCTGCCCGGTCTGCAATAACAAAAACCACCATGTCAGAGATGGTGGCGGGGATCTTGAATGCGACAAGTGCGGCGCTAGGTTTGATCTGCCTTTGGCTCAACCACCTCGATAATCTCAATCTCTTCTTTAAATCCCTGAAGGGCTTTCGCATACCCTTCGGGGATATTAACAATGTTCTGGTTCTGGATGATTTGAAGATTATCAGCGGAGATTCCTTTGCGCGCCAGGAACTCAGCAAGTTCAGCGGAGTTGGACTCGGTTGCTTTCTGTGGGCGCACGCCGATCATTTCACCCAGATACATCGCCATCTTAGCCCGCACGCTGTAAGGCGCATCAGGAGACAGACAATCCTTGTACGTTCTCCAGATCTCCGGGGTCATATCGGAGAGCCCTTCCTGCAAGGCTTTGATGCGCGGGTCGGAAACGGTCGAGAAGAAGAAACGATTGTATGACTCCTGAAAGTCTTTCGTGGCAATGAGCCGCTTAAGTACAGGGATACTCATACCGACTTCTTTGGCGATATCCGCAACACGATGAGAATGATCAACGTCCAGCATGAGCGAGACGATTCGATCGTAAATCTCACCGGTCAACCCTTCACGTTCAACGAAATTCAACACATCGCTCAACTTCATGTTGGGGTCAGTTTGCCTGACGGCGTCGGGGAGTGATAGAGCCTGTTCAACGAATAAGCCGAGGGCTTTCTGAACCTTTACGAGATACCTTTCTCGGTTGTTAAATTCAAGCCTGTGACCACCGCTGGAGTCAACACGCTCAACGTATGGATTGTCTAATCCATCGAGCTGTACTTTTGCGTCGGGGTTAATCCTGTTTCCTTTTCTTCCCATAGAGGGTATTGTAACACACTTTATACGTTTGTGTCAAACGATTGACAGAGGGTATCAACAATGTTACAATTTGGTCTTATTCATTTCTCTCCTTATTTGCTTGGGAGGGCAGCTTCTCACTGCCCTCCCGCGGAGTTATATGGACGTCGAAGATATACGCAGACTATACCGGATAGAGGATGTGCTTCACCTTGAAAAAGGGAAGATGGCACGATGCCCTTTTCACGAAGACAGTCATCCGTCCCTGTCAATTTACATGAAAGATGGTATTCAGAAGTGGCGCTGCCACGTTTGCAATATTCAGGGGGACGTAATCGATTTAGTTGGATATCAAACCATACCTGGGTATAACGGCAGAGGGCACAGAAAGCAAGCCGCCGAGAATCTTAGTTGGAACAGCAGTATCGAAGTCAACCCGATTGTCGACATACCGAAGACTCCGAAATTATCTGATTACGCATGGTCAGACTTTACACCAATGACAGACAACATCCGAGAGTATTGCCACTCACGGGGAATCACAGACAGTCTGATCGATAAATACAAATTAGGATCCTGCTCGAGGATGCTGGAAAACAAACCACAGAAAGAAGGGAATGAATATTTATTGAGTTTGCCAGCCTTCACTTGCGGAAGTCTTATGACAATTAAGTTGCGAAATCTGAAATCGAACGGAAAGAGATTTCGATACTGGTCCGTGCAGGGCTCCAGGTCATCTTTATTCAACCATGATGAGGTTTATCACACCACAGATACGGTCATCATCTGCAAAGGTGAGATCGCCGCGATGGTTGTAGAGGGATTTACAGGGATGCTTACCTGTGCGCCAACGAACGGAGAAGCAGGTAATTTGGATTACCTTGTCACGAACGCATTGGAGTTCTCTAAGAACGTCGTCATCGGCGACAACGATGAGGTTGGAACCAGATCAGCAATACAGCGCGGGAAGATTTTAAGAGCAAAGGTGATCTTTCCGCCAAAAGAATTCAAAGACGTTGATGAATGGCTGCTCGCCAGACCATCAGCAAAGGACGAGTTAAATGACGCTGTGCGTAATTTGTGGTAAAGAAATCGAAAACCCAAGAAGAAGGCAATCTGCCCACGACGGAGATTGCTTTGTTGTTCACAGACAAAACCAACTCAGAGCTTACAACAAGACTCGAAAAGAGGAGTTCGCAGAATGGAAAGACACACCAAACTCGTCGGAGGAATCGTATCGAATCGTTTCTTCCTCGGACGATTGGGGGGATTGCAGCGAGTTCTACTCATCAGACATAACTTTTATGCTCAAGTATGCGTCCTTTTCAGAGGGAACTGTCCTGAATGGCAACGGAAGGAATTACATCGTTGTTGGGGAGCAATCTCCTTCACCGTTTACGAAAAATCCAAAACATCAAAGTTTAAAGGAAATAGAATTTATGAAGAAAGTGATTGTATATGGCACAAAAGCCTGTTCTCCCTGCAATACGCTCAAGGCGGCCATGGAGAAAGAGGGCGTTCCGTTTGAGTATGTTGACGTCGAGAAAGAGCCGGTTGATTTTAACGTCGAAAGGCTCCCGACTACCTTGATTTTCAAGAATGAATTTAAAACCGGCGACCCGGAGATCATTCTTGGTAACGCATTTAAATCCGTAAAAGAAGCCTTTTACGCCGTTTAATTTACACGTTATTAAATGATTGCCCTGTTGTAATGGCAGTTCTCACAGGGTGATTATCCGTTAGGGTATTGCCGTACCCTCACTGAGGTTTAACAGTGAGGGTACGGCAGGGATGGGAAATATGATTGATGCAGGTACGGCTCGTTCAATTGTTAATGACGCTAGTTACGAAAAAATAAAAGAGTTAGATGCGAAAATAGAAAACTCCGATTTTATCAAAGACATTGAAAAAGAAATCACAAAATTATCCCAGGAAGCCAAGGTGTGCGTAATCATTCAAAAAGAAATCGACCTGGAGGCGGCAGAGTATCTTCGCCGAAAGAAATTCACAGTGATATATCTTGGTGGATCGACAAGGATTAGCTGGTAGATTTCCGGCGCCGGAAAGGAGTAATGATGAGTACATACAGTCACGTTCTCAAAGAGGACGCCGTTGATGGGCGAGACGTTCAGTTCCTGAAAGACACCCGCGATCTGGCTTTTTTAGTGGCAAAGGATATCGCCTCAAAAAGCCGAAACATGCCAGTCACAGAAAACGAACGCAATTTAGCCGAGTTATTCGGAATGTTTGTAAGAGAGGAAGTGTGAGATGAGCAAACTGAAATCGTGCTGCCCTGTGTGCGGGGCAAATGATTGGAAGGAACAATACGGGGTTGAGGAATTCATATTAGATCATTACGAATGCAGGAATTGTGAAACAATGATCCTCGTCAAATTTATCAACCGCCGCGTCGGCCCGCGCTGGGTTCCGGTTAGCGAACGACAGCCAAAGAAAGAGGGCTTGTATTTTACCCTCTCAACGGACGATACAAGAAGCGTAAATCAATTCTCTAATAGATTGTGGTGGATATGGGACTTTGGTCGCTTTGCCGAATGCGTTGATTGCGACTCTGAAAGAGTTAAGTATTGGTTAGAAGATCTCACGTTAGACAAGGAGCAAGTATGACAGACACTTGCGCCGATTGTGGTTCTGCCGGTCCAGGAAATAGGCATATCTGCTCGCTGTGTTGTGGTGAATTGCCCAACGAAAAAAAGCATATCGTTGGGCACCACAAACCCGATTGGATACCAGTAAGCGAACGGAAGCCAGTGAATGATGGTTTTTATTACATTTACACAGAAGATAACAAAAAAGCCATAGACCTCTTTGAGAAAGGATTCTGGTTTCTGGATGATGATGGCATGTTTTTTAATCGCAGCGATTACGACTCGCGTTATCAAGTGAAGTATTGGTTAGATGACCCAGACACGGAATGAGTGAACAATCAATCGTAAAAATCGCCGAGTACATTGCAATCATCGTAGCTTTAATCTTGATGTGGAGGAGCAAGTAAACAATGAAACGAATTAACCAAACAGGGACAGCCTTTCACTACAACGTTCATGGTTGTTACGACTGTCCGCATTTATACGCCGGGCGTTGCGATCTCAATGAAGACATAGAACTCTTCACGATCAAAGACATTCCAGAAGAGTGCCCATTAGAGGATGAGGACGCAAGGACAGAGTACGCATCCATCCAACCGTCCATGGAAAGAGCTTGGGATGAATTTGTCAAACAAGAAGAAAACAGAGGAGTATATGAACTGCCCGAAATGCCATAATCAGGTTTATTACGCCTGCCATAATGAGAAATGTGTCTGCCGCAAGGATATCCCAGATGGCGGAAAGATCCTTCAGGATGATGAAACGGGCGAAGGATTGATTTGTCCTCATTGCGGATTTATCGCAAGTTTTAGCTGGTGGGAAGACAGGATGGAGAAACATGATTAGTTATCAACCAAAATACGTTTTCGAGTTTATCGGAGAAGCAGGATATGATCAGGCGCTCTACGGGATCAGCAAATCCTTTTCAATAACAGATCGATTCAGTTGGAGCAGGTTTGGAGAGGAGCCGCATTACGCAGCCATGGTCGCCAGGGCGCGCAAACTCGCTCACGCCGGTCTGGGGCACAACGGGTTCCTCAAACTCATTGACACCTGGTGGGAAATTACCGTCTCTCGAGACGCATGGCAGCAGTTCAATACCTATCATGTCGGCGTCGTGGACGTAGATGACGCCCCTATGCTCTCGGAATCCACGATGCACACGATCCTCAAGTCAACACTGACCCAGAGTGACTTTGCAATTCCAGTGCGGGAGTCATACCTTGAATACCTCAATGATCTGATTACGGCAGCAAGTCAATTAGAAGATCAAATAGATCGAGATGATATTCTAAAGCGGCTGAAAAAAGATCTTCCAGAATCCTTCCTGCAAACTCGAGTATTAAAACTTTCTTATCTCGCCCTACAAAACATCGTAAAACAGCGAGAGCACCACAAGATGAACGAGTGGAAAGCGTTCGTATCTGCTATCCAGACATTCGTTAAACACCCAGAATTTATTATCAAGGACAAACCATGAGCAAAAAGATTGTCGTTAATGAATGTAAAGCCTGTCCCTGGCGCCGCAAGAATGGAACAACCTACGATTTATCATGCGCATTGACAGCGCTAAGTATCGGTTGGAGTGGGATCGATCCAGATTGCCCGCTTGAAGAAGACTGGAGAGAGCCTGACGCGGTCATCTTAACCGGTAAAGGGAGTATTGACGTTTACCTCGAAGGAAATCAAGAGGTGATCAAAGCCTACCTGGAGGAAGGTAAAGATTTCGCAGGAGAAGTGAGATAACTCACAAGTCGGTGAGTTATTTTGCCTGTCGGCACTCTCATCTTATCTTAATCTTAATTGAGTAACAACTCTGTTACAATCGTATCATTAGAGAAGAGGACATGGAAATAGAAAAAATCAGCGATCTGGATGCGATTTTAAAAACCGCCAAGATCTGTTATCAAGATGGGTTATTTGAGGATGCGAAATTCCTAGTAGATCTCTCATCAGCAAAGGCGCTGATCTCAATTGCTTCATCTCTGGAGAAGATGGCAGCACCGCAAATGACTTCCGTATTCACCGGGACAGCGCCGGGTGAAATCAAATTTAATTGGAACATTGTAAGTAAGGAGTAAATTTATGATTGTATATCGGAAAAGAAACTTTATCATCATCGAAAACGAAGACAACCACGACAAGATCGTTCTCAACGAGAACCTGATCCATGGCGTTCTCACGCATGAAGGCGACGTTCACGTTGCGCTGACACCCAAAATTGACACCCCGGAGATTAAATTCGAGAAGCAAACTGCTGTCGATTTTATGAATGTGTTTTTGGGGGATTAACTATGGATATGAATGCCTACCAAAAACTCGCTCACACAACCGCCATCTATGGCAATAATTTCTCCTACTGCTTTCTCGGTTTAGCCGGGGAAGCGGGGGAGCTTTGCAATCAAGCCAAGAAAGTCATACGGGACGATGATAATGAAGTCCGTACAGAACGCTGGAACAAGATGGTCGACGAACTCGGCGATGTTCTCTGGTACGCAGCAGCAATCGCCACTGTCCTCAATATTACCCTAAACGAAGTTGCCACACAGAACCTCGATAAACTCAACGCCAGAGCAATAAAGGGCACACTGAAAGGGGACTCAAGAATAGAATGAGAAGAAAAATCTACCAGCCGTCCAACCCTGAGCAAGCAAAACTTCTCAATAAATCCATCGAGGAAACGTACAAAAACCTTCCAGATGATGAGAAGAAGCAAATTGACAGTCAAACAAAAGCGCTGATCACGAACATGAATAACCGGCTTATAAAGAAACACGGTTATCTCCCGAAGAGACTCTCTATCGGGGAAGCGGCTTGCAGAGAGATTCTAGTGAAAATCCATATCCACAAAGTCAAGAATGAGAAACCAAAACTTCTTGACGATATCAAATTCTATTGGGAGGAAGAGGATCAATGACAACAAAAGTTTGGATCGGAGATCTTGCTGAATACAATTCCGGCAACCTCACTGGAGAATGGTTCGAGTTCGACGGCGAATCCGAAGATGATCTGATCGATGAAATACAAGAGGCAATCAAATCTGTATTGCTCCCCGAAAACGAAGAGTATTACGTCGGCGACACGGAAGGATACTACGATCTCAAGATTGATCAGTACATCGACATTGAGCATCTCGCTATGCTTACGGCTGGAATAAATAAACACGAAGAAGCCTTCGCCACTTACGTAGGAGTTGTTGGTGATCATTACGCCACGCTGGATGGTTTCGACGATTCTTATCGTGGAGAGTATCCTTCAAAAGAGGACTACGCGGAAGAATTCACCAAAGAGACTGGCGATGAAATCCCAAAACACCTCGAAGACTACATCGACTACGATAAGATGGCGAGTGATTGGGAATACAACGGCGATGTCACTTTTGTTCACAGCTCCGAGCATACCGTCTTTGTGTTCGACAATTAAGGAGCGCCGTGGGAAGAATTAAAAAGGATGCGCCAGGGGAAATTGTAGTTACACTGAGCGCCCAAGAAATCCTTGCCGCACAGATAAATATCAGGATTGGAAGAGACGGACGAGTTTATACGATCCCCAAGAAGGCAATAGGAAATATGGTCATCTTGGCGGCGTATCAAATTGTGCTTGAAAAATCAAAAGATATGTTGTATGATATCGACAAATGGGATAAAACATTAATTGAATTTAACGGCGAAGAATTCAATATTAAACTCAAGTACAAACCGAAGGAGCAAAAATGACTGAAGCAACCACCGAATATCCAAAATTCCTGACCGTCCAGGAGATCGCTAAGATACTGAACGCATCGGAAGCAATGATCTACAAGATCATCAGAAGCGGAGAACTTCCCTGTGTGAAGTTGGGCGTTGCAATCCGGGTCCCGGATTACACTTTCAAGAAGTATCTTGAAGACCAGCTTGCCCAATGAGACAGAAGAACGAAGGGGAAGGATCAATTTTCAAACAGCGCGATATGTTCAGGGCACAGATATACATTGACGGCGCAAGGATAACGAAGGTTTTCGAGACGAGAACGGACGCTCGCAATTGGCTCAAAGAAATTAAAGGGCAGCAGGTCAGAGGATTAACCTTTAATACGTCAAAGATTACCTTAGCTGAATTCGCCGCGTCATGGATGAAAGCCCACAGGCAGGCGATCAGAGAAAGCACAGCAAAATCATACCAGCATTACGTCGATGATTATATCGTGCCGGATATCGGTGGTTACAAACTGTCTGAATTGAAAATAGACACAATATCAGATTATTACGACTCACTGGAAGTCGGAGCTCGCACGAGAAAGTATATCCATCAAGTTCTGCATATCTGCCTGGAGGACGCCACGAAAAGAGGGCTTATTCCTATTAATCCAACAAATTACGTGGATAAGCCCTCTTACGAGCACGGCGAAATGAACATCCTCGAAGAAGATGAGATTATGCAATTCCTTATCTCAACCAAAGAATCTCGCAACAAGGCGCTTTATCACCTGGCGATATTAACCGGTATGAGGCAGGGTGAGTTGTTAGGTCTGATGTGGACTGATATCAACTTCAAGAGAGGGACGATTTTAATTCAGCGCCAATTAGAACATGGATTGCAATCCTTCGTGGCGCCGAAAACAAAATCTGGAATCAGAACCATAAGGATACTGGAGCAGACGATTCAAATCCTAAGGGAGCATAAAGAACGCCAGAATTACGAAAAGGCTTTCTTTGCAAACAGGTGGAAAGATTTTGGTTTGGTGTTCTGCACAACGATCGGAACGCCAATGGACCACTCCGCTCTGCTTGCTGAATTCAAGGAAGAATTAAAAACAGCGATGGTTAAGAAGATCCGCTTCCATGATCTTCGCCATACCGCAGCGTCTCACATGATCAATACCGGCGCATCAATTACCACGATCTCCAGAACGCTTGGACACTCAAAGCCAAGTATCACAATGGACATCTATGGTCATCTGATCGCCACAGGACAGGACGATTTAACTCGCAAGATGACTGAATTGGTCACGCCTGTTGAATTCGAATTCCTAAAAAGAATACCTGTTGAGTAACCTGGAAAAGACCGCTTCCAAGCGGTCTTTTTATTTGAGGAGCCGTGAGGAATGATTTCCGGCGCCGGAAACAAGAATGTAATTATTAAAAATAATCAGGAGGAAACGAATATGGAAAATAATTCATCTACTGGCATCCCACATCGCCTTGAGGGCATTAAGATCGGAGACGTCCTCAGGTTTCGCAACCCTTACGTACTGCGCCACAGTTCAGTCCGCTGCGGATGGTCTGATTCAATGGAGCAATTCTGTGGCGATACCGTAGTCGTTGACGAAAGCATGATGGACAGAATTAACGTAGGCTATGAATGTATATTCAACAAAGAATACTACAACATCTCGTTGGATATGCTGGAATTTGCCAACGCTCAAACGGAAATTACACCAGAAGATGACGGTGTCATGGAATACCTTTCGATAAATGCGTCAGCAAACGAGGGCCTCTTAGATGAAATGATCTCCAGAGTCGATAAAACTCGACTTAAAAAGCTCATGGTTATCGGCGCTAATTACGATGGTTTCGGAATGAAGGATCTCAGTAATAACGTAGTTGACAGATACCTAACGAGATGGGCGCGCTCGAAGTACGAGTTTTATCTCATGTTCGGGAAAGAGTTATCAATCAGAAAAGGCGTTGATATTGCAATAGACGGAACCTCAATGCGAACAAAAATTATCGAGTTATGCTATCTGTTCCCGCAATACTCCACCATTATTACAGCGTTCACTACTGAAAGCTGGCAATTAAATCAGTGCTTTTCGAACTCTCATTTTGAGAAATTTTGCGGCGCGATGTTCAACAGAGAAATGAAGTTGAGCAAGTTCTTGTCTAACCTGTTAAACGACAAAGCCTTTGATGACGCTGTTTCGTTGACTTTATCAAACAGGAGTGTCAACGCTAATGTTTCCATCTCGATTGACCCTTACGATTACCTGACGATGTCGTACAACGCTTACGACTGGTCATCCTGCCACAAAATCGGAGAAGGCTGCTACGCCACGGGGGCGTTATCTGCGATGGTTGACGACGCTACCTTAATCGCCTTCAAGAGCGGTGCGAATGACGTTGATTATCACGATAAAAACGTGAAGTTCAGCGGGAACAGCAAGAGCTGGCGGCAGTGCGTTTACTTCGATAAAAACACATCGGCTGCGATTTTCAGTCGGCAGTATCCAACTAAAATTGATAACGTATCAAGAGTCGCCAGGGAGATGCTCGAAGAGAGGGTTTCCGAGTACGCCGGTGTACAAAACAAATGGGTAGTGTCGAGTGGTACAGACCCTGTCGATGGATACGAGGCGTATTCCACTTGTTTATACCATGATTGCAATGAAGGTTACGACCATCATTTAATTGTGAACAAGAATTTCAAAACAGATGACAATAAATTCATGGTCGGCGATGACATCACTTGCTTAAAATGCGGTGATGATATCAACGAGAATGATGATTCGTTTCTGTGTAAGTATTGCAGAGAGAAAGAGGAAGAGGGTGATGATTGTGACTATTAACATGAAGGTATTCAAAGAAATGCTGATGATGAACGAGTTTCATCTTAAAAACACTTTGGCGAAAACACTCGAAGTGACCTACGGATACAAGACCGTATACAACTTCGAGGATTATGTGTACGCCCCAGGAACGCTGCCAGTCATGCTGGTGGCTCACGTGGATACTGTCCACGACACCAAACCGGAAAAGATCTATCACGACCAGGAAGAGGGCGTGCTTTGGTCCCCGGAGGGAATTGGCGGCGATGACAGGTGCGGTGTTTACGCAATCCTGAAGTTGCTCAAGAAACACCGACCGCACATTCTTTTCACGGACTACGAAGAAAGCGGAGGTTATGGAGCGTCTGCGTTTGTCGCTGATTTCCCAGGAGGCCCAACGGTGAACTATATGATCCAGTTGGACCGGCACGGAAAAGACGACGCTGTGTTCTACGATTGCGGAAATAAAGAGTTTCAAGACTTCATTCTCGGCAACGGATTTAAATTAAATCACGGAACGTTTTCAGACATATCCATATTGTCACCAGCATTCGATCTTGCTTCCGTGAACCTCTCAGTGGGTTATTACAATGAGCACACCTGCCAAGAATACATCAAAACAGAAGAACTCAGTAAGACGATAGAGAAAGTAGATAAGATCCTATCTTTGAAAAACGCTGAACGCTACGATTTCCAGGACGATCTTGGGGTCATTGAGGATTTATCGTTTAACTACCTCACTTACGGGAAGAAAGGCAAGAAGGATAAATTCCCTAAAAAGTTCTACTACAAACCCGCAACGAATCCAGCGGTAGTATCCAACGAGTTTAACGATTACGTTGCTGACTACGTTTCACGCCAGGAAGAACGTCTGGTTAACAAGGGAATGATTGGATCAGGTACAGGATAAAAATAGGCGAGATGGCAGCAGGCGGGTTCGAGTCCCGCCGCGCCTTTTTAAATAAAACATTAACAAGGAGGAATAAAACAATGGTCATACCAATAACTGCGGCAAGCGCAGCCACTTTCAAAGAGGACAGCCCAGGGGCGGTTTCTTGGGGCATCGTCAACCACAGCATAGACACTGACGCTGTCTGGCACCACAACGATGGAACAACCGACTTCTACCAATTCAGTAACGGTAGAGGTGGAACAGACCCACAGATCTACATGTACGGCGAAGGGTGCGGACTCGTCCCCTTCGATGGAATCATATAATTTAAAGGAGCAAAAAATGTCTAAAGAAAAAAAGAGTTTAATTGTTATGATCGCAGTTGTCATCCTCATCGTCACCGTCACCGCATCGATCTTCTACGTGGCCACACCGGAGCGTGAAAGCGTGCAGAACGTATTCGCCGACATTAACGGGGATGGGGCAGTGGATCTCATTCTGAACGCCACTGTTGTAATGAATGATGGGTCCAATAATTTCCCTCAGCCGCCCTCTCAGGAATTGACCCAGAACTAGATAGGGCTAAACTGCGTCTTGTCCAGACCGTCAAAGTAAAAGTGTCGCACTACGAACCGTGGCTCGGTGGAACGAATTGCTCCAACTTTGTGAACGGAGAATGTATCTCCAGGATGAGCAACGGGGAGCGCTGGCAGGAATGGGTTGACAGAGCAATCGCCTGCCCGCAGGACATTCCATTCGAAACAAAAATATGGATCGGGAAACAGATGTGGATCTGCAAAGACCACGGCGGCGCCATAGTGCGTCTGGACAACGATACGATCTGGGTTGACCAGTTAACCGAAAATCCCGTCTACGATTTCGGAGCAGTCGTAGACGGGTATATCGTCGAAGAACTTTCGATGAGATAAAAAAGGAGGAGTGAATATGAATAACCAATTTAAACCGTCCTGGGCGCTGTATGGATACACGGACGATGATCCCTACGGAAAATTCCTCGGCGAAGGGGATACCAAAGAGGATTTAGCGAGCCTTGAAAAGGAGGCGGTTAAACAGGGTTACAGAATCCAGTACGTTCACGCCGATGGCACACCGCCGGACTTTAAAAGGACTGTCAACATCTATGGGCAACTTATCGGCGCAATAACCTTTGCATTTTTGGGGTATTTTAGAAATGATCCTTAAATGGCATTTAAGAAAGCGGGGGAAGTTTGAAAGGTGTTTTTTCAATTCACACTCAATTCACACTCAAACCGTAGAACATCCTTTCTATTTTACCCCAAAATCCTATATACAGGTCACTTTCTTCAATTATACCCCCATATTTGGGGTGGATGACGGGGATCGAACCCGCAACCACTTGATCCACAGTCTAACGGAAATTCGTTAGTACCCCATATATGGTGTCCCAAACGTGTTACAGCACAATATCTTGTGCTTAATCGTCTACAAAACACACGTTTCGCATACGTTTTATACCAATTCACACTCAAATCACACTCAAAAGTTTTAAGATTCGCCTGTTCGTTAAAAAGTAACTAACGTGATACAATAAATAAGGTGATTGTTACTGGCAATTTTTATTACATTTTCAAGGAGATCTATGTTAGGGAAAACAAGTATCAGAGAGTACATAAAAAAAGGATTGATCGTTATTGAGCCATTCAATGAAGAACAACTCAACCCGAACAGTTACGATGTTCGCCTGGGGAATTGGTTTGTCGGCGTTTGTTGGCATGATGGAAAGTTAACCTACTCGGAGCCGGAGTATTACAAGGACGGAGAGGATGTTTCTATCTCGCCAAATTCAACCATGCTTTGCGTGACGAAGGAAATTATCGGCTGCGTGAACGGCGTCGTTGCGGAAATGAAAGCCCGCAGTACGATTGGGCGAATGGGAATCGGTGTGTGTAAATGCGCCGGTTTAGGGGACGTCGGGTATGTTAATCACTGGACTGGAGAACTTAGCGCATTTACGAGTTATGCGGCAAGCCTTACGATCGGAAATACTTTTGCTCAGTTTGGGTTTCACGCAACCGATATGCTGGACGCTCAAGATCGCTACAATGGACAATACACCAAAGACGACTTCCCAGCCTACATGATCCCAAGCGCATTTCGAGAGAAGTGGTTTTGGCGCTACCAGGATAAAATCAACAAAATCAAAGAAAAGGAAGGGATAAATTGAGCTCAAGACCTTATTATTATTTAAAATTTGAAAACAACGGAACGGTTGACGAAAACGAAGAAGTCGAAAAATACATCTCAGTTGGAGCGCTTATCGGCTGCTGCGAAGAGCATTTCAGTGACGAAGAAGTATCCATGGCGTCATTCAGCGCGAAACATCCCGGAGTGTTATTCGAACTTGGTGGTGATTTCGAAGGCGAACAGTGGATCACTTACGCCTTAGATGGAAAAAGTTACACACAAGAACGGCCAAACATACCACCATTCAACAAACGCCTTTTGAAGTAATCAAAACAAAAAAAAGCAAACCGCCCCCAGGGATTTGCTTTTTTTTGGGTATTATTTTTTATTTTACATAGAGATATCTTTTTCCACACCTTCACTGATATTTCCGCCTTCGCCGTCCGGCTCGTTATTTTTAAAAACAAATGATTCAGATTTATTTTTCAATTCTTTATCAAAAACATCATCGATCCTCCTGTACCACTCGATATTGTCGGTAATAAAGTTTGGTGCCTGCATAAAACTCCTATTTTTTCATATTATTAATTTTAAATTTAGTGTAAGATGCTAAGTCCTCAATAATTCTGGGATCCAACGCTCCGCACTCTACTTGCTTAAGTAGATCACTAAACACTTCTGTCAGTTCTGGGTACCTACGCAAAACCGTAGATATAGAGTCGATTTCATCTCGACGCAACTCAAGTGCAACAGCGGGTTCTATGCCAACCCAATTCGAAATCAAGATAATTTTGTCGATCCCAACACCACCATCTTTACTGACGAATCGCTTTAATGCCATGTGCGAGATTCCAATCTGATCAGAAGCTCTTCGAAGTGATAGGTGTTCTTCGTCCATTTTTCTTTTCGTTAAGTTAAGTAACAGATCTCCCATGTTGTTGTTTCCTCCTTTTGTATAGTAGTATAGTAACACCCGCGACGCGAAAGTAACGTTAACGTTTTATTAATATCGTGCTAATGCAGAAATGTAATTATAGTGATACAATAGTAACAATGTTGCACTAGCTTACTAATTAAACTTAACGAGCCAATTGTATCGTGTTAATAACAATATGTCAATGGGTTTTGAAATTCCGCTAGTATTGCAACGATGTGCAACAAAATTTCATTTTTATTGCAATAAAATAAGGAAAAAGTTATGTTATCAAGACCTCGCTCGATAGAACGCAAGGTAGCGGAGCACCTGTCTTTGTGGTTTGGACAAAGAGGGTACCCGGAAGTAAAACGTATTCCGATACTCGGTAGGGCTGGACCTGACATTGACGTAAACGAATTTAAACTCGTCGTTGACGTGAAGTCTCGAAAGGAAATCCCAAAATGTTGGTATTTGTTTCCGGCGTCGGAAATCGTCACCAACGAACATCTCTTCGGGATCAAATTACAGGTTCTCAAAGAGAACAATTTCCCGCATGGAATAAAGCCAACGAAATCATCGGTAATTGTCGACGACTATTTCTACCATATGGAAGAGTGGACGAAGATATATGTGCCTGACGGCATCACAGCTATTGTTCTTCATCGCCCAGGCACTAAAGTTGACACTTCGGTACTTGTAGTCGATCGTGACGGATATTCAAGAATTATGGAGGCTCATCTTGGACATGGTAATTAGTGACTCGTCAGTTTTAGCGGATATCGCAAAATCAGAAATTGCAATTGAGAATTGGGTGTTGGGGCGCCTTGATGATTTGGATGGTTTTTCAGAACTTGAACAGAAGGCCATTATTCAAGTGGAAAAACTCAAAGCAACATCGAGGATAGAGTTCTCAAACACACTTCTGAGAGGAAAAATCATTGAGGGAATTGACCGGCTCGGGCTCTACTCTGTGCACCCAAATAAGTATCGCACGTTGGAAGAGATGGCTCAGGACGTCGGGATATCTATAACTCAGCTATCCAACATTACGGCATTATATGGATACGTCTTCCCTTATCTACAATCGTCTTTGAGCATGAGCGCTGATGAAATCTGGCAAATCAGCAGAGCAAACATGAGTGAGGTACTTCCTCACCTTCGTATGTTGATTTCCGGAGAGGACAGCAAATCAAGCTCCGTTCGGGATTCTGTAAGCAAGATCCTCGAAGAGGTTGATGAGATTGGGGGCGACGATCGTGTAAAGTCCGCAGTTGAAAGGATTATGGAGATCGCATCGACAGGAACAAATCGCATGGTACGACAGCATCTCAATCCAGAGAGAACGCCAAATATCGATGCAATTACATTTGTGAGCGATGATTATCACTACGTTATCGCCAAACTTGACGAGGACCAGTGGATTATGTTTCAGCGAATTATTGGAAAACACTTCGACATATCTCCATCCGACATTCCGGCAGGATTTATCGAGGAAGTAACTGAATTTATTTAAAAATAAGGAGAAGTCAATGAGTGAATGGGAAGAGACGGTTATTGGATCAGTATTGGTCGACCATGGTTGTATCCCAGAAACAAGTCACCTATCGCCGGGTGACTTTGTTGTCGAATCGAACAAAGAAATATGGAAGACAATCCTTGAGGTGCAAAAATCAGGGATTGTAACCATGCGCACTGTTACAGAAACTATGCGAGAAAATGGAACGCTAGATACGATTGGAAGTATCAAGAACCGCGGAGAAGCGTACCTGGAATATCTAAAGGGACGTGCAGATCCGCTGTCAATTATCACTTCTGCTGACAAAGTAGAGGAGCTCTCTTTAAAACGCCAGATCGGACATTACGCCGCTTTGATGAGTGCTGACACGAAGAACGGGAAGAAACCAGAAGAGATCATAGCTCTGTACACTCAGAAGTTGATCTCTTTGCGGCGCCGCAAGCATGAGAACGCAATGGCTATCGGAGAAATGCTGCCGGAGTTCGACGAGCGATTTGAAGGGCTGCGCCAGGGAAACATGACAAAGGTGCCGTGGTATTTTCGAATCCAAGCCATCCAGAAAATTGTTGACTTTGTGGACCAGGGGGATTTTGTGATTATCCCGTCTCGTCCCGGCGGCGGCAAATCTACCATCCTGCGCTACGAAGCTCTGCACACAGCTATGGACGGAAATGGCGTACTGGTGCTTAATTTCGAAAACCCGCATGACTATTTTATGATCAACTCGCTCGCCATGCTTACAGGGATTAACAACGCAAAGATCCGCGACCCAAGAAATCTCTCCGAGCAGGAACTGGAAGCCGTGGCGGAAGCGAGAGGGAAGATTATCAACCTACCTCTTTACATCAAAGACATGGGGATCGAAACGATTGACGAAGTTACCATGTTCATTCGCTCGGAGTTAGCAAGGCACGAAGATATCAAAATAATCCAACTGGATTACCTCCAGCTTATCCGCGGCGCAGACAGCGGCAAATACGAAGTGGTCTTGCAGGCCGCTCAGCAGTTACGCTCAATCGCACAGGAAACGGGGATCCCGGTCATTGTGACCAGTCAATTAAAACGGGAAGGGTACAACCAAAGCGCCCCGAGAGGAAAGCGTCCAACGATGGCAGATATCCTCTACGCCGGGGAGCAGGCAGCGAAGAAGATCGTAGCGCCATACTCCCAAGAAGCGACGGAATCTGACTTGATGAAGTTCCCTGAAAACGTCGATAAAGGCGGCGCTTTTGTGGGCATGGATAAGATCGTCGTAGACGTGATCAAGTTTGCTGTACTTAAAAACTCAATTGGAAAGACAGGGGATACAGAAGAGGTTGCTTACCACAAGCATACTAATGATTTTAAAACGCTACCTCGTGAATGGCGGCGTATCAACTCATACCGTGAAATCGAATTCTAGGAGAACACATTGAAAATATATTTAAAAGACGATCAGGTTGGAGAAATTAAAGGTTTCATCTTCAAGATGGAAAATCGCTATTTCAGTTTACTGAAAGGCATCAATATTGTTCCCGGCGCGCAGTTGAACATTGAACCGGTCTACCAATCGCTGGTAAACTTCAACGCCCACCCTGGGATCCTCGCAATCGAAACGCCCTGGTTTGCGCTTCTCTTGATGGAGAGATATCCATTCGTTCATATCGAAGCGCCAAGCGGAACAGCATTAGTGAATAAGTAAAATGAATATCAAATGTAGCGGCGACAAGTACGGTGTAATTGACTCTAAAACGTGCCTAGAATGCGCTGTAACGAGCAAAACGCCCCCATGTGGGTATTCGTACCCCCTATTAAAAGCGATGCTTGCTGGCAGCGAGGATCGCACCGGTGAGATCCATGTTACGGATATCACGTCCTGTTTAAGAAAATCTTACTTTTCTAAGGTCAACCCAGAACCGCCTTATATCCACGATCTTCTGGTGTTATTTATCGGAAACGCTGTCCATAAATACATCGAGGACACGAACGAATCCTCTGAAATCCCCGTATCAAACGGAGACATTGTCGGCAAGGTGGATTACTTTGACGGCGAAACTCTGATTGATTGGAAGACAACCCGCTGGTTATCGAAGGATAACTTGCCGTATGGGTCCCATGAAGGGCAGGTTAATTATTACCGTAAGCTCCTCGAGGGTGATGGCGGAAACGTAAAGGATATGTTTATCCAATATATCGACATGAGCGGCCCGACCAAGTGCTCAAAATGCAAGAACACACTTCGGATTATTGACGGTGTTACGACTTGCCCTACTTGTTTTAGGCAATATCCAAACGGACATCTTGGAGCAGTTCAGATGAAGGTACCTCATATTGACATCGATGCCGATTTGAGCGAAAGAAGCCACACGTTAAAAACTGCGATTGAGACGAATTGCCCACCGGCGCCGGAAGATAGCTGGCTCTGCCGTTATTGTTCTGTTCAAGACTGTGAGTTTGCAACAGTCAAGGAGGCTGTGTGATGTACGATTATTTGGAATTAGGAAGTACGCCATGTGACGAAAGTTGTGTGCAAGTGATCTCCAAAAGGGACTACTTTTCCGAAATGCAAGCAGAGTGCAATCGGTACAGGGATCAACTCGAAAAAACATTTCCGGTGCCGGAAACCATCAAGGGTCTTGTTTATTTCTGCACCAGGACATTTCGCCATGAATTCGGATCGTACATGGAAGTTGTTATTTCTTACAACGAAAGCGCTTTGGGAGCCAGTAAGTTCGCTTACTTCGTTGAAGACAATCTCCCAGCAAACTGGATCGAAGATCCAACACCAATTGAATTCGTGTTTGAAGGAGAACCTATATGACTTTTTATTTTCCAGACGCAGAAAAGCCGAATTATGGACCGGCTAGAATTTGCATACTTGGCGCACCTGGCGCCGGTAAGGCTCAAAGCCTTGAATCAAAAATTCTTACCCCTGATGGTTGGATGAGAATGGGAGATGCGAAAGTAGGAGATAAAGTAATTAATCCAGACGGAGGTAAAGCAACTATTGTTGGAGTATTCCCGCAGGGGAAGAAGGAAATTTATAAGATCAACTTCAATGATCGGTTTAGCACAGAGGCTTGCGCAGAACACTTATGGACTGTTCAACATCACGACCAACGACAAAATAAGAGAGGATGGTCTGTAAGGAGCACGTCGGAGATTCTTTCAAAAATGGATACTTTATCTAGGAATAGATTTCAATTCGTCCCGATGATAAAAAAATTCGACTTCGACCAACAAGAAACATTGGATATTGATCCGTACACACTCGGTCTTTTGCTTGGGGATGGTGGATTTACACGTAATACGCCAATGTTTAGTAAATCGGATACTGAATTAATCGATCATTTGCGACGTAACGTCCCAGATGGAATAATTGTTAAAAATATTCAAGGTTGCAACTTTTCGATTAGAAAAGAGAACAGAACATCGCATCCAAATCCAGTCAAGGTGATGCTGGAGGATTTGAGTTTGTGGGGATTATACAGTCACGAAAAATTCATTCCTCATAAATATAAATACTCAACATTTAACAACCGAGTGGCGATTCTACAGGGCTTATTTGACACAGATGGGTATCCATCAAAAGCAAACGTTGAATTTTCAACTTCGTCTAGGTTGCTTTCCGAAGATGTTATTGAGTTGATTCAGTCAATTGGAGGAGTGGCAAAGGTTGTAAAAAGATCTTCTAGTTATATAAAAAATAGCATAAGAATTCCTTGCAGGGAGTCTTATAGAATCACTGTATCCTTGCCTAGAGATGTGAGCCCGTTCAGGCTCCAGAGAAAAGCTGACAAATACAACCCTGGATCAAAATATCCTCCATATCGTTACATCAAATCAATAGAAAAGATAGGCCAAAAAGAGGCGCAGTGCATCATGCTGGATTCTGAAAACCAGTTATATGTTACAGACAACTATATCGTAACGCACAACACTCGGCTCTCTGCTACGATGCCAGATCCGCTCTTTTTAGATCTCGAAAAAGGATCGGGATCGGCTAGGGCAAACCGGATCACAATCGAACCTTCAGCAAACACCAAGAGTGTTCTCAGCCAAAAGTTAGCCGAGTTGAACAACTCCAAACTCGAGAACGGGTCTTTGATGTACCACATCGACTACAAGGGTGAAAAGAAGGTTATCCCCGTAAAAACTGTCATCATCGACAGTATTGACCAATTCCAAGAGAATGAGAAGTTCTATGGGGTCCTAAAAGGGAAAACCCGCATGACGGTCCAGGAATGGGGAGATCTCTTTAATGTCGTCTATCCAATCGTTCTGCAATGGATGGCGCTGCCAGTGCATGTCGTTGTCATCTCCCACATCAAACAGACAGAAGGCGATGATACAAAACCTGGATACAAAACGTTCTCGTTGCAAGGTGGGTTTAAAGACACCTTCCCGAAAGGATTTGACGAGATCATTCACCTTGTATCCGGCACGGAAGGGAAGCGAACGGCGCTTTTCCAGCCAATGATTGTCGGAGGATACAGATATGAAGCGAAAGATCGCCACCACATCTTCAGTAAGCCGACTGGAGGGAAGAACTCCATGACGGTGAGCGTTGATGATGAAGGTTATCCCGGGAATGAAATCGCAAACATTATTTGCGAATTCCATAAATTGGAAGGAGAAATGTAAAGAAACATGGAAGCAACAGCCTCAAAGGTACTTGCTAAAAACGGAAGATTTATTGTCTACGAAGGATCTTCCGCCTTCTATCTCGCCAACACAGAAACCCAGGCAGAAGTCTGCCTGGGTGATGGTGTGGATTGGTTTGTAGAGAATGGTAAACAGATATTTGTCGGAACACAGAGGTTTTATACACTGGTTCAGCGATGGGTTAAAAAATTAAACGAAGAAGATATCGCCGAGCAATATGGGGTGTAAGGATGACAATGACAGTTGAGGAACGAACAAAAGCAGCGTTAGACGCCGGTCCAACAGACGCAATTAAAGCAAGTTGGTTCAAACGTGAGATTGGAGACACGCCGGAAGATTGGCATAAATACTCAAATCAACTCGATAATCTTTATCGAAACGGAACGATTAAATTGATTGGTCACAACGATAGCGGGATGTGCCAATACTCCCTTTGATCATCAGGTACTATGATTAGAGTAATACAAAAGGGGTGCTTGAAGGCATCCCTTTTGTATTATTACATGAGCAGAGCGACAGGTCTGCTGTTTACCCAAGTAATTAAAACAGAATCACCAACGGACACACTAGACATGTCGCCGCTTAAGAAGACATGCTTAAGTGTTGAGGGGGATCCAGAAACACGAATATCAAGTGTGTTACCATTTATTTTGTAAACACTAGCAACAATGTTTGATCTCGTCCTGGAATTTTTTAATGTTTTTCCGCGCCTAACTTTCATTATTCACCTATGTTTTCTCTCGGAACCCTGCCGGATATATCAAATTCAAATGTTACATCTTGCTCCGTTGTGTTAAATGAGTAAGAAATTGAATCAACAAGTATTTGGCCTTTAGTTGTGTTTATTTTATCGTGCACTTCAACTCTTGGATCGGCAAACCCAAGCATTCGCACAAGTTTAACATTCGAACCAATATCATTTAACTCTAAATCAGCAAAACTAATTATCTCGTACTCTTCGTTTGATTCGTTGGAGTTTAATAATCTAAAAGTGTTCCCGTAATTACGCATTAAAAATTCATCATAACGCTCGCAAAAGGAAATCCCTTCAACGCGTAAACGAGAGAAACTGTTAGCGTCAGACCACGATTCAGCAAACTCAAAAGATCCCTCTATCTCCTCAGCAATCTCGTCTCTGGATAAAAACACTTCAAGAGCTCCATTTTCTGCTGTTTTTGTGTAAACTTTTTTCTCTCCAATAATAGACGTAAGAATTTGATCCCCGGTCTGTCCAATATCAAGAATGCAGTTATCGACCCTGTTGCTGATTTCGTCAATAGAGTAAAAAACAGAAACAGACTCTGATGAAATTAGACCCATGCAGTATTCGTTTTCCTTTACCTCTGTGTAGTGATTATCTGATACATAAAACGAATGAACGAATTTCTTATTCACCCAAATAGATATTGTATCCTCAAATAAAGATATCTTTATTTTTCCGCCAGAAGATGGATATGGAAATTGTTCGATAAGTGTTTTTTCGCCGTTAATGTAGCTATAATACCTAACCCCACTGCTGTTCACTGTGAGTATGACAGCTTGATCTCCATAAGACAAACCATAGACACCAACCTCCTCCTCTCCAACAAATAAGTATTCTAAATCAACTATAAAATTACGCTTGTTGCGAATTGTAACATCATTAACAAGACCACTTTCGCTCACCTGAATATACATAGTACCACTCTCGTGTGTGGCTGGGCGAGTGCCCTGGTAGCCTCTAATGATATTTACCAATGTGTTATCAGTGACCACGAATGATATTTTAGAGGTTGTATCGAGTATACTTGACGTGTTTTCGTTAAATTCAATAAACGAATCAGTTGACGTGTCTGGAATATTAGACACATTAAACGAGCGCCCAGATCCCTTTCCAGACACAACAATAACTTTCAGTGAAACAGTTACGGACGCAGCGTCAAAATCTTTTAAGTAAACACGTCGGCCTGTTAAGGATAAATTGCCAGATGCTATATCACCAATACTTTCAACAAAAAAAGATTCGAACAAAGTCCTTTCTTGTGTTGATTTTTGTCCGTAATAAATATTCTCGTCATCTATCTCCGCAACCCCAGACGAAGGGAGATCAGAGTAATCATCAACGACAATAATATTATCGTCAGCGTTGAATGATTCGTAATTGCAAAAAACAGAGCTTTCTGGAATGTAAATATCCCACGGCGTCCCTATCAATACGGATTTGTTTATTAATTTCTTCGAACTGCACGAAACGCCAGCTTTGGCACAAAGCTCTATTATCATATCTGATACAGTTATATCTTTTTCACTTGAGTAATACCTGGTGTCCGTTACAGAGAATGGGCAAGATTCAACAGTTAAATTCTCTACCAAAGAAACGCTCGCCCCAGCTAAATGAATTGACGAATTACTTTGACGATTAACATAAAAAACATTTAAACTTCGAGTTGTTTGCGAAAAGAATTTCAAACTGGAAGTGTTGTCAATTGTTGATGTATCCTCTAAAACAAGGACGTAATTATACCCAGAACCAACGTTTGTGAAAACTCTACCAATTCCAGTCCCAGACGTTACGACTAAGTTATCATTCATATAATTAACGCTAGTATAGCCATTTCCTAGGTACAGACGATAATACTGAGTGCCTGGTGTGGGAAGCTCTATCTTAAAATTGATAGCAGTATTTGATAATACTCTATTCGTGCCTGGGGTGTCGGCATAATACCGATAGTACGTAGGTCCGCCATAAGTGTATGGCGCATTTCCTGATAAATTAACGGTAGAAATAAAGTAATATATAGTTGGAGAACCAGCAACGTAAGGTATACTTATTTCAGTGTTGGAGACAGAAAACCATGCACTATCGGATGTAAACCCTGGGATTTTAAAATTAACCCAACTGTATGACGGATGAATAGCAGAGATTATACTTGTTGTTATTACATACTTCGCGGACCCATTAGCTAATATGTTTCCAGAATCATCTTGAGCGCTAAATAGTAAGTTGCTACCAACGTTGCTTAGTTTAGAGAGATAGATAGATACGTTGAGATTTTTTCCAGAGTAATCAAATGGGTATGTGATTTTTGTTTTATAGTAATTTATTCCACCATAAAGAACACTGTTGTTAGCTGTTAAGTCCGGTGTTACACGGTGTGTTGTATAAGTGACATTGGCAGTATCGCTTTTATTCCAAATCCATTGAGTTGTCGTTGGAGCCAAGTCTGGCCTGTAAATAATCGCCGGGCTCAGGTACTTTGTTGTTGTTTCCGTTAGTGTTCCTTTGGATGTGTAAGGAATCGATTCGTCATCAATCTTAATCGTACCTGTATCTGGGAAGTTTTGATGTGATGTAACCGGGATTGTAGATGCGTCAAATGTAATGTCTTGAAACAATGTAGTCGAGACAGATTGTTCAGACACACGTCCGAACACAAAACCTCGCCCTGACTGATCTGTGTCTGTTATATATGGCGATTCCTCTAAATCGTAAAGATAATCAATTATAGACAACCACTCTTCTGAGCTATCTAACCGATAGTAAACGAAAATGTGCCCGTCGATCCATTTTATACTAATCCAGTGATCTGTTTGATTTGGTACACTTAAAGCTACTGATGTTATATATGTTTGGGCATCTTTTTTTACAAGATAGACAGAAATCCCTTCAGATCCATTGTGCTCTTTCACGCCCCAAAGCGCAAGTATCCCGTAATACTTTTGATCATCTTCGTCTACGTCTTCAATTTCACGATCGAGACGTTCCGCTGCGTCAAGAACAGTTTCTTCGTAATAATTTACACCAACACCATAACTGACTCCATCGTAATCAGTCGCGGTAGTAGATAGCTTTTTGAATTTAGCAGCCATCGTTGAATTTTTGCTTGATTTTGCTGAGACATACATAATTGAATCGCCAATAGATCTTAAGCGCAAATTTTCGTTGTCTGTACCAGAGTCATATGTTACCCATTCACCTGCTTTTCTAATGCTTTTAGAGATGTCGGTAGCCATAGCGTTGTGTTTTGTTTGTGACCAGTAATCAAGGCTACTGTCACTCACCCACTGCGAGAGCCGTTTGTGTGGAAAGGATCTTCCGTATAAAACAATTTCTTGTCCATCTCTGTTTGTTTGCTTATTTATACTGTCTATGTCAAAAATGCCGTAATTGTACTCTTTGTCGTTTATAACTCCATCAAACTTCAACGTCATTCCAGGGCGAATATTATCAGCGTTTTTCACAATAAGAGAAATCGTATCCGCTGTGTTTGCTGATTTTGATATTCTAACATCATAAAAATCATCAATCTCAAACGATTTATCTACACCAACATAAGACGTAGCAGTCGCTTTGTAAAGCAAATCAACACCAAGATACCAAACCTCATCCCCAATTATATGTAACTTTCCTGTTTGATAAGTATTTGCAGGGAAGCCAATAAACATTTCTTTTCCAAGGGACCATGTTGGTCCCTTGGTGTAAATCAACATGCCTTTTGATGCTGGACGAGCAAGATGTCCAGTTAGAAATAAGTTACCGTTTAGAACGCTCGCAAAATGCGGATTGAAAAAAGAGTCGACATCAACAACGTCGATTGGAATAACGTAATACTGCTCAGCCCATTCAGGTGTAGAAAAACCAGCAACGTCCACTTCCAAACAAACAGCCCTGTTTCCATTAGCGTCTGTCGTGAAGACATAATCAATATCATTTACGCGCTCAGCGTCGAAAGATTTAATACTGTGTTTTTCCGCAAAAAGAGAACCGCACCATTCATGTTTAACGTCTGTCGCTGTATTGTAATAAAAAACACGCTTAGATACGCCGGTTACGTATTGCGCATAAAATTCCGTTTCAGATATTGGGGCAATGGCTAATTCTTGAGATTGCGTAAAAATCTCTACCTGATCCGTAATCCCACTTTCTGTGATAATTGCGGAGTGAACTTTCCCGTCTGCTGTTTGCCAGAAAATTCTATTCCCAAATAATCCAGGGATTGAATTAAAAGAAACGGTAATATCCGAATTTACCCACGGACTCAAGCCTGGCAAATTGTCGCAATACGAATAAAACAATTGCCTTGTTGTACAAGAATTGACCGTAGCTATCCTCAATAAGGTATCATCAAAACTCGACGAGTCATATCCATAATACCCGTCATTTGAAACGACATAGTCATTTATTGAAAACCCAGAAAACCGAAGAAGTGGATCGTCGATTGTTATCTTGCTTTTCGTCTTCTGACTTTTACTGAATTTATACGAAGAGTTCCTCATTATTTAACCTCAACAAGTCTTGTTTTGATAAAGACGCGATTATTTTTATTTTCCCAATCAGACAGTAGATGCTTTTCTTGAAATGGCCCAATAGAAACAACGGTATACTCGTTTCCGTAATGGTCAGTAAAACGAATATTATCATTAACGGAAAGTAATTCGCGTAAAGTGTCCACACTTGAAAGCTCGTCTGTTTCAGCTACACCAGCAATAATAAAGCCATCCCATTCCTTATTGCTTCCATACCCATACACAGAATAGGCTTCTCCATTGAGTGTGTATTTAACTGACGCAGGGCGCACAATTATTGGATCCCAATTTTTCATTGGCGTTGAAAAAAAGCCAAGAGAATAATCCTGCGAAACAAGCATTGTTTCATCTTCTAAAGAAACAATACTATCATCTTCCATTCCTATATAACCAGCTCCGTGATCAAGCGAAATATAACTGTTCATGTTAACCTCAATTGTAACGCAATTGTTCCACGTAAGTAAGTACGCAAAACGAATTCTGCAAAAAAATAAAACGTTAGATTTAGTCCGGTGGGTTTGAGTTGTTGATATCGTAAATAAAATTACGAAGTTGTTGAAGTCTGTAAGTGTCAAGACCATCCAACGTATCAATAGTCCACTCAAGTGCATTTGTTTTATTCGTATCAAGATTGTTTATGTTATCCACCATATTGCTTATGTATTCAATGGCAGTTGCCAACGGTGCCATTTTAGCCCTCAAGGTTGAAGCGTCCAAAGCGGCACTTGCGGCTTGGCCGAAATCCTTAATTCCAACAGTCATTTTTCTTTGCTCAGCTAACTGTGCTTGAGAGTTGGCGATACTTGCGAGTTGGAGGGCAATCTGCTTGTCTTCGTAACTCCTTTGCAGATCAATTTGGTCCTTTTGGAGTTTGTATAACTTCTTATAATCTTTTTCTTGATTTATAAGATTTTCTTTTTGCATATTGTAAGATGCTGTTTGCTGAGCAACTGTTAAGTTGTACTGCAACAAATCGAGAGCCATAAGTTTTTCGGAATACTCTTTTTGTTTGGTATATTGCTTATCTTCTTTTTTCCAGACCTCTTCCTGCCGATTGCGAATAGTTTCAATGTGGGATTTCTCTTTCGTCCACATTTCATCTTCGCGTGCCCAAAGATCTTCTTGTCTTTTATTGATCTCCGAAATATGATCAGACTCTTTCGTCCACATTTCATCTTGTTTCGCCCACACTTTAGCTTGACGAGAGTTTTGTTTTTCAGTCTGACCTTCTTCGAGGTTCTGGGTGGTTACAGCGCGGTCACGCTGCTTGATTAAATTTTTCCTTTCCCTGCCAGATGAGAATCTAATATTTTCATCGAAATCTTCCATTGACCAACTAAACTGCAAACCGGATACTTGGCGGTTAAATTGTTGATCTTCAACGGCCCACTGTCTTTGGCTTAAATCAAGAGAGCGAGAGGATGCGCGTTGTGTCGCTGAGTATTTATTATCAGATCTACTCCAATCGCGCTGAAGCAAACTTGTCTCGCGCTGGAAACCACTCTGCCAATCCTGATAACCCCAATCTTCCCTGGTCCAACCCCTTTCTTGTAATTGAGCCTCTCGGTTAAACTCGGTCTGCCAACGCTGGTACTCGTGACCCGTTGTCATGCGGTCATATGATATTGCGTTTTGTTGTAACTCAAAAGATCTATTGGTTTCGATATTAGACCTTTGTTGCTTGAATGACCTCAGTTGTGATTTATGTTGTATCCTATTTATTTCATCTTGAATCGGACGAGATGCCGCGTTGTATTCTTGCTGAGCTGCAACGCCAGCATATTGAAGCCCAAAAGATTGATCTTGAAGTTTATTTATATTGTAAGCTGGCGTGCTGTACGTAACACCGTCAACTGTTTTTGTTAAACTCGGATTGCCAAGATCTTCAAAACCCCAACCAGTTTTTTCTAACGTATTAACAATGCCGGAGTCCACACCCATCTTTGTTAATAATTGAGAGCCAGACATTGCGTTAGATTCTGAGCGACTAATCCCGTATTTACTAATTTGTCTCCGAGCTTCGATTCCGCCAGCGGTGTTAGTTCTGGACAGATTTAAGAATTGACGTGAAGCTTCAATCGGGTTTGATTGGAATAAATTATCTCCTTTTGTATCAAACCAACGCATTGAATCCGGATCGCCGCCAGCAGCCTTCAGCGCTTCTGGGTTTGTATTCGCAAGCCATGACTGAGCATTAACATCCCCCTGGATGGACTGACTCATTAAATTCACAGTGTCTTCGTTGTATCCAGCGAAAGCTTTATCCATCAGGCTTAGCAAATCAATTCCAGTATTTTGACCGTAGCCTTTAACTGTCGGCGCCACTTGGTTGTATAGGTCCATGACTGTGCTTTTTGTAATAGCGTTTGATGTAGACGATTCATACCAATCATGCACACGTGCCCTATCAACACTCGTGTCGATTCCTGGATTTAAAGCAGAAATTAATCCAGTCGTATTAGCTGTCGCAGAAAACGTCTGACTCTTTCTCTCGAAGGTGTTATAAGCTCCACTCTCTGAACCAGCAGAAGAGAAATCCGCCAACAAGTCATACATCTCCCTGCTGTCTCTTCTGTAACCACTTGCGGTCGCTGTGTTTTTTAACATAGAATCGGTTACGCTTGCTTTGATTCCATATTGCTCATAGTAGTCACCCATTATTTCAGAGTAGGTGACAGAGGCGTTGTTACCAAAAACGTCCATAGCGCCGTCGGTTATTGGCGAAGCCTGCTCTCTAGTAACGCCAAGACCTGCTCTCTGGAGATTTTCAATAGCCCGATCGTTTAAATCAGACGCTTTTTTGTGTTCTTCCGACTCAACAAGCGGAGCTAATACGTCAGCGACTCTCTTAGGCATCGCTTTGAGGATTTCTTCGTTAGATAATCCTAATGAATTTGCGTATTGTTTGTTGGCTTCAAATACAGCGGTACCCATACCAGGGATAAAAGAATTGATATTCGTACCGATTCGCGTTATAGGATCATCCCAAAAATCAAGTTTTGTTTCTTTTGACAACGTATCCAATAACGCGTTATTAGCAATGAAGGAATCTGGTCCTGTTCCAATTGTGTAGCTTCTTTCGCCAAGTTTCTCTTTGTCAAAAATATAATCAGCTAATGGCTCGTTTGCGACATCAAAAACTGAAGTAAGTGTACCGACTGTAGCGGCAATTGCCCCACCAATCCCAGCAGCTTTACCTAACGCCTTCATTGCTTTAGGGGTTGTGCCCATCATGGACTGCTGAAATGCAATACTTGAAACAGACTCCGCCGCAGATACGCCTGCGGCCATGATCCCAACTCCGTATTGAGCGCTCTGTAAAGCTTTCCCGAATCCAAGATTCATATACCCCAAGCTCATAGATATACCGTGAGATTCCTGGAAACTCTTGCCCAACTCCTCTTCGTTTACTTTTTGGCGTAAAGCAAACCCAGAACCAGTCCCTGAGAACGGTGAGAACCCAGAAGATTGCATATATGGATTCTGCGCTGTATATTGATAAGCATTTTGAAGAGAGCTGCCAGCTATTTGAGAAAAGGCGTTACCGACAATGTATCCAGCGAATGCTGCTTGGATCATTGGTCGTTTGAAAACAGATTGATTATCCTGGATATCCTGTTGTTCGTGAATCTGTTCAGCAACGTGATCCTTTCTCGTTTGCCTTCCGCGAAGTCTGTCTTTTAATCCACCAAACATACCAGGACGATCAACTAACTCATCAGGATCCATTGAAAAGATATCTTCATCGATCTCATCTGACCCAATCAGTTCACTTAATGAGCGGTTGGCTTTACGTTCATTAATTTGCTTCCCTCTAAATATGCCTAGCTTTCTTCCGTACCTACCGCCAGCAAGACCCGAGAACATATCCTCCCAAGAATTGGCTCTCCCTATCATCCCGGATAACTCGTCATCACTTACAGGAGATAATCCTTGTTTTCCGCGCGTAACTAATGTGTCTTCATCTCTAGATAATAAATCTCTTCCTTGGATATCGGCTGCCTGTTTGAGGACTTTTCCGGCCATGTTGCCAAGTTGCTTAATTCCTTCAACGCGACCCCTGACTGACTCTATTGTTTCCGTAACTCTTTCGGTTAACTGTTGATACTCCTGCTCAGGCATTTCTGATATTTCAGTATCTGTCATTCCACCAGAGAAATGAGTAAGCGCCTTAGAAGATTGTCCGCCAGTAGATATCTCAAATCTGCGAATAGATCTTTTGCGTTCAACGGATGTCGCATTTTGAGCTTCGCTTTCGGAAATAATGTCATTTACATCGCCGATACTTGCTTCATCAAAAAGCATACCTCTTTTTGCGAGAGCTTTATTGACTGTGCCGCGAGATATATCACTCCCATAGATTGACAGTGTTTTCTTTCTGCCTTCTTCTCTCTCAATAAGGATATTTCCAATCTGCTCAGATACTGAAACTCCGTCAATTTTGGCTCTTTCTCCAACGCCTCTCGGGGAACCATCTGTATCAGAAAAACCACGAAAAGCGTCCTGCCTCATTCTGCCTACGAGCGTTTCTTTACTAACACCATATCTTTTGGCGATTTCGTTTGAGGAAACACCACTTCTGGCGAAGAAGTCCTTCCTACTAGATTCAACTAAAGCACTTCTTTGCTCCGCTTGCGCAGCTCTCGCTGCTTGAATGGGATCAAATGTTTTTCCGGTAGAAGGTTGATAGAAGTCAAATGATTGGGAATTAGAGCGTGGTTGATATAAAGGATCTAATTTTTGGGCAACGAAACCAGCCAGGAGATCATTTCCCGCCGCCGAATAAAGCCCTTGCTGTTGTTTTGCGATATTTGACACGCCAGATCTTTCGTCTGGTGTTAAATCTTTTATCACAGAATTAAACGCAACCATGTTTTTGCTAAGGCTAGATGTACCATCAGCCATGGCTTCGTTTATTTCTTCCATGCGCCCACCAAAGTTATTCAAGGATTTAACAACTTTGGCAAATGCACTTTCTATTGCTTTGAGGTCAAAACTAGGAGAACTATCGCTGACGAAATTGTCTCCTTTAGCGTTAGCTTCAAATCTCTTCAAACCTGTTGACTCGACAACTTCAACGCTCCCAAGAGCGGATAATTCTTTATCAGAACTCGAAAAACCAGATCGACCATGAGCAGAAATATGATCATGGATCGTACCAACAATCTCTCCGCGTTGTTGAGCTGTGACAATATCTAACTCGCTGATCTCTGAAAAATCAGGGCCACTACCGCCAGTTGCTTTCTGATATTCCATTCCGTTTTCTGTTTTAATTTTCAAGAATAGGTTTTCTTGGCCAGGAACCATAAAGTTTGGCTTATTGTCTGGCGCCTCTGCTGTAATTTTTGCTAAACTTTGGCGAATATGTTGGTGGCGGATACTATGATAAGCACTCATCATTAATGTTTTTCTGTAGTTCGCTGACTTATTGACATACTCCTGCATAGTTAATGGGTTATCAACGAGTGTCTCTGGGTCTTTGTATACGCCATCGTTTAATTTCTTTTTGATATCGTCGTCACTCAATTCAGAGACATCATTGTGAATTGTGTAATTAAACCCATCATCGCCATCCATAGCGAGAAGACCAGATGTTGCCATGATTCCTTTAACCATTCCAGCGTGAAGACGAGACGTGTGATTATTTGTCGAAGCATAAAGCGTATCACCGATTACGTCTTCTATTTGCTTTCCGCTTATCTTCCAATTCGGAGAAGCGTCACCATTGGTCAAGAAACCCTGAACTCTTCTGAAAGCGGCAAGAATCGAATTTGGAGTAACACTCGCTGCCGTTTCCTTGATTCCATTTGCTCGTTTTTGGATTTCATCGAGGTCTGTGATCATTGTTACAGTAGAACGTTCTCCTGGGCCCATATTCGATTCGCGTGCTCGCATAGCTCTTTGCATTATTTCGTCAGTATTATTCGGGATACCAATAAGTTGGGTGTTTTTAACCCAAGGCATATCAATACCTTCCCCCATTGCGCCGGTTGCGACTGTTCTCGGCATGTTGGTTCTGTCTGAGATATGCCTAGAGACATCCTCGTTCATTTCCCTTGAAACCGCGCCAGGAAATCTTTTGTCACCAGTTCCTTTGTGCTGGATATGAGCGTCTTGACCACCTGCTGAAACAATACCGTAAATCTCGTTTGCCCTTGATGTTGAATCAACGTATGTAAGCAAATTTGGATCTTGATTCATTCTTTCGGCTGCAATCTTCCCCCACTGATCTCTTTTTGCAAGAATAACATCAGGGTCAATATATTTACTCATGTTCGTTCTTTCGTAATGGGAATCAATCCCTTGCTCGGAGAAGAAATCTTTGATCATGTCAACATCATCAGGATCCAACGAACCACCTGCCATCATCACTGGAACGCGAGGATATTCATCTCTCGCAACTCTGATTTGATCAAGTAAATCAGGCCTGGAAACGTTTGCGTCTGTAAATCCCTTCTGGACCTCATCAATCGCAATTGCTCCAATCTGGTCTTCATTCTTTAAATAGTTTATTATCCTGCCAAGTTTACTTGGATTTTCGCCATTCTCTCCCTGTAGATGAGAGAGCTTTTCCGGCGACATAATCGCAACAACACGATTGTCTTCCGACGTATTCTCATTAATGACACTTCTTTTGAATTTCGGCGTTCCATATAAATCGACAAAAGCGCTCCATGGATGAGTTCCTCGTCCAATGAAATTCCTAAAATTAGGCCCTCTTGCTTCATCAATAGAGTATTTTCGTGTCGTATACTCGCCAGACTCGTCAACACCGCGAAAGACCGCATCCACGCCTGATTTCTCCATTACGGCTCTTAGGAATTCGTAATGCGAATTATTGTACTCAGCAACGTCTTTGTCGTACTCTGCCTGGTCCATTCTGTCAGGATCAAATTCCCCGGGATGCCCACCTAAAAAGAAAGTGCTAGGGACGTCGTAAATACCGTTTTCGGCCAAGCCTTTTCTAAATCTTGATTCGTGCCCACGACTCAAGCTGCTCAACGGCGTAGTAATAATCCCCAACCCCGGGCGTGCACTTACAGCCTGATAAATGGCAGAAGTCTTCTGCGATCCTGGAGGGCTGCCCAAAAGGAAGTTGCGCCCAGATGATATAGAATCGTTTACCCTTGATAAAATTCCATTAATTTTATCTGAATATCGAGGGTAAAGAACGTCATTCAAGGTACTTGAGACATTCGTTTGATCGCCAACAACATCGTTGGGCTCCCCTGCAGCGAGTACCTCTGACATCTTCGGGAGCATCTCTGACGCTTTGGGGATGATACGACTTAATTCATTGTAAACAGTTCCGGCATGATCGTATTCCCCGCGGTTGCTTTGTTTGATATACGTATGCTGTCCAATAAGGGGCACAAAGACTTGAGACATAAATTTACCAAACTCAACAGGATCTGAACTTCCACGATCACTAACCCAAGTCTCAAAAGCCTCTTTGTTTTCTATCCCTCGACCGTAATAATTGTCAAGATAATCATCCAAGATATTACCGTAAGAAGTTATCGGATTTTCAAGTCCAGACCGGCGATCTTGAATAATCTTAGATGCCGTCATTGCACGATTATCTAACTCTTTTCTTGAAATACCATTCATCTCGCTGAAGTAGGGAGCCAAAACCTCGCTCTCTGGTCCATATTTCTCTGGAGCCTCTGCTCTAAATCTTCCCCACACGTTACTGGCAAAGTTTCCAGCAGGAAGTGCTGGGCGATTTTCTGGAGCCTCTGCTTTTTTGCGACCTATTGGTACGCCAATTTTACTTAAACCATATCGAATAGATTCCATTCGATCGCTCTGATTATTAAGAGATTCACCTATCCTCGCCTCAAGATGTATATAAGCACCGGATCCGCCTTTTTTATTCATTATTTTTTTGTACTCCTCTAAATCAACGCCTAATTCATTGAGTTCATCAGGTGTAGGTAATCTCTCGCCAGTCTGACCTTTCAACGTGTAAGGTACATTAGCTTTTACTGGACCTTGTTTTTCTGGAACAGTCAAGGGATTATTTCCGGCGCCGGAAACCGGACTATTTCTAGTAAATCTCGAGAACGCATTGTCAACAGCGGCCAATAAAGCATTAATTGGTTGCGCCGGAACCTTCCATCCATCGCCAACGCGTTCCATAGTGCTAGTGTTTAATCTTGTCGCTTTACTTATCGCTATGCTGGCTGTTTTATAACTAGGATCAAAATTGTATGGATTAAAACCACCTTTTCCGCCATTTGTTATCGCGTCGTCGACCATCGTCTTCATCCAATTAGATTCGCTGTAAACAATCTCTCGTAATTTCTCAATGGTTGTATCTTTTGTTATTTTCACTGATTTACCAAGACGTTTTGCGGCATCTTTAGCCATAAGAATTAACGCACTTCTCTCACGAGACAATGCTGTATTAAATTCCGATGTCCCATCCTTGCTGTACCCAGGCGCTGTATTAGCGAAATCAGAATCCTCTTCTGTTTCATTTGAATTAACGCCCCACAACTCCGATGCACCACCAGGGAACTCTTTGTCCATGGAAACTCTATTAATCAAGCGACCGCCAAACACAACCATCTCACTGCGATCAAGAGCATCACCCAATTCAGACATATCTGCTTCTTGTTTTGTCTCTCCCATTACCCCAATGCCTTCAGCAGAGTACATCATTACGATGGCATTCATCATTTTCTTGATTGATGCAGGGTAGTCCCCTTGTTTTAGTCCTGGATTTGGCAATACCATATCTCGGACAATCCCAGAATCGTCACTATTGAGAACTAAAGGGGCGTAACCTTCTGGGACTCTTTTGTAATCATAAAAATAACCAAATTTTTTAGCGGCATTAGCGGCTTTAAATTTATCGATTTCTGATATGTTTTTTGCGTGGATCTCTGAAAGCACAGAGAGATTATTTACCCGATTACCTATCGGCATTGGTAAGTTTTTTGTTTCCTTTATCCGACGGTCAAAATCCGCGTAAGTTTCAAAAACATCGTCTATATCGATTCTGCGAAAAGCATATTGATCTACAATTTCTTGTTGCTCTCTAAGTTTGGATATTCTTTCTTCTGCGTTAAAGTTGGTTTCAGTTGTATACGCAGATTTATAAGCCGCCATACTTGATTCGTGTCTGGCGTTCTCTTGGTTAATAAGTTTTTGACGCCAATACTCTTTAACCTTTTTGGGGTCTGTAACGCGAATATCATCAAGGTTAATTAAGCCTTGACCATCATTTAGCTCTCCGTTTTTCGAAAAGAAGCCTGGAACTGGAATGCTCTGCACGCCCAGTCTTTTCATAAAACTTCCGATTTGATATCTTCTTTTGTCGTAATCGGTTACGGCAGAGTTTTGAAGAGCAACTCTCTCCCCGAATTGAGGATTACTATTAGCGAGGGTATACTGTGCGAGCGCTTGACTTTGCTTTTGATCTGTCTTTTTAAATGTATTGAATATAACTTTACCGAATAGATACGCGAACAAATTATCTTGTTTGTACCCACCCTTAAATGCGATCAAACTTTCAAAGACATCAGCATCAGCGGCCTGCATCGTCTCTATTGAATCTCGCCCGTCAAGCTCCAAGTGTGCGCCAGTAAGTGTCCCGAAAGACAACATTGACCTCGATACTGTTTGAGTTACTTGAAGATTTCTCGGGAAGTTGTTGACCTCTACTAACTCGTTTTTTATCTCTATTTTTTTTCTTTTATTTTTTAGAAATACATTACCATTTTCATTGACGGAAGGGACTGTCTTTCCTAAATTAAAAAACGTAGAGATATCAGAAAAAGACAAGAAGCTAGTGTCTTTCATTTTTGGATATGCAGCAAGAGCATATGCGTTATTGAAGTCACTAAGGGATCTTTTAGCAGATTCGTGATCCGGTTCTTTATTCGCGTCGGGGTCTACACCGTGGGCATATTGGGCGTTAAAGAAATTATAAATTTCAGTAGAAGCAGAAAACATCCTTGCAATCTGAGTTTTAATATTGTCCCTTAAGCCATCCGGGTTATGCAAGGCTCCACCAGCCTTTTTTGTTTCAATCTCAATTCTTTTATCAACATTACCAACGGCATATTGAAGCATTCCCTGGAAGTATTCAATAGCAATTGTTGAGAAATCAACTTCAGGCGCGGCGTTTCTTGTGTCGCGAACAATTCCTGTCATAGCGTCGCGCTGTTCTTTGCGCATAAAATCAACGTGTGTTCCACCAAGCACGCCCTTGATCTTCTCAAGCATATCGTCGCTTAATGAGTACGCGTTCTTAGGATTATATGGAACAAATCTATCTGTGCTGGAATCAAACACATACCCGCCAGTTTCAGTAGGAAGGAATTTGTTGTTATCTTTCCCTCCGCGTTGATATCTGGTAGGTTTAGCGTCTGGGGATAATTTCACAAAAGGAACATTCAACCCGCCGATAGCTTCAAGGAGAGCTTCTCTCTCTGATCCCCCTCTTTCTAACATAGCTTGCTTAAAGGAGTCGGAATTCCTGATTTCGTCAACTTCCGGCGAGTATCCTGGAATCAGCATGATATCTTTTTCTTGCGCAAGAGTAAGATTTTCCATTAATGGAACGAATCCAAGTTGATTCTTAAGAGATGAATGTACCTGCCGGTTAAATGCAACACCAAGCGTGTTAATTACGAAAGATGATCCGCCTTTCGTTTCTCGCGCTCGTTGCCTGTTGCTCATTTCGAAGATAGTTTCATTGCTTCTTGAATCATATTGACCAAGATTAACTGTATTTCTTGCTAGAGATGGATCGTAAGCCCGCATTAACGTGTTAACTGTCGGATTTTCTCTTGCGTAAATTAAGGCATTTTCAGACTCAGTAGGTTGAATTGTTATCTCTTTGGCTATCGTCGATGCCATCATAGACCTAAAGGATCTAGATGTAGGCAAACCTAACGGCGTAGGAGTTTGAGGTTTTCTCTTAGGTTGGCTAAAACCAGACATAACCTCGTATTCATCAAGATCTCTGCTGGCGCTGGATAAAAGACTTGCATTCCAATCCTCTTTGGTTGACATTCTTGTTGTAGGCTGCGCTGGCGGAAGGTTTGCGTATAAGGTTCGAATATCTTCATATCCAGCCGCTGGATTTGTTAAAGGGATAGGAGAAGATAACTCAGGGTGAAGACTAGACCAAAACTCTTTCGCTCGTTGCTCTAGGTTGTATTGCTCAAAGTCATCGTCGCTTTCGATGTTTGGCATTTCGTACCCTTTAGCGTTCGGACGTAATCCGGCAAGGTTTTTGCGTTCTTCGTATCTTCTTAAAATAGCCCTTGTTGCTTTACTCATACATTCTCCTTCGAAAAGCCCCCAGGTAGAGGAAAACCTGGGGGCTTGGAGGCCAGTCGCGCGACCTTTTTATATCTTTAACGCACCGACCTTCATGCGATCTCGCTCATCGATCCCCATTTGTATCCATGTTTTGACAAAGTTTGCCCAGAACCACGGTTCTTCAAGGGGCGAAAACAAATGATGGCCGTTTCTTTCTTTACTCGCTAACCCGATGTACATATTTAAGATCATGTCATCTGCTTTTTCCTCAAGGCAGTAATCTCGTACATAATCCTCGAGCTCGTTCAGGTCACTAATTATTCCAGATCCGAAGGAGGGTTTGCCTCAATAACAGCATTCCAGAGCTCCATTAAGAGTTCGTAGGGGAAAGTTTTTAACTTCGCGATAGCAGAAGTCATACTCGCTCCTTTTTCAATGATTGGTTTTTCTGGATTTTCCGGATCTGGAATGTTCGTTTCTTCGAAAGTTGCCGCGACCTGATACACGCCAACTTCCAACTCCGCAGCAGGCACCCGAATAGGATCGCCATCCGCGCCCGTAACAAATCGCTGATTCGCAATCAGCAACTGCTGGATTCTAATGTCTGTATCAACTGTCAAAGGTTTGATTACCCAATACCAATCAGGCTCTTTTTTGAGTTGATAAGTAACCGACGAAAGAATTGCGTATTTACCAAACGCCATCTTTCCGTTTAGTTTACTTTTATCCTCTGTTTTTTCGATTTCACTTTTTACCATTTTGCCTCCATGAAATTATTTAAGTGGCAGTCGCATTACGACTGCCACACTAATGTTACTTACTAGGCGTAAGATTCTACCCGATTGACCAATGTGATCGAGATCGGATCGAACCCAGGCGCCGGGTGGAACGTCCCGCTTACCTGCATAACGATCTGGCGACCTGCGCGCAGAGCGATAGGTTGCGCTGTCCAGGATACGTTTGCATTCTCATTAGACTGACCGTTACCGGCGATCTGAATGTGATACTTACGTCCATACGTATTTGCCTTTTTCACCAGAGCCGCTTCCTCGCCGGATGCGAGTTTGAGTTTAAAGTTGCCTTCTTTGTAAATATTGGCAACCCAAGCGTTACCGCCTTCGGCGTCGTACTGCATTTTTGCGTACAGGTCGGCGTCGGTCACTTTGATATTCATCTGTACAGCGAACGACCGCGATACGATATCAACACCTTCGGGTTCGTAAGAACCAACCACAAACTGCTCGTCCAGGGGGATCTGCGAAGATGCCACAAAAGACCCAGAAAGAACAGCGGCGCTGTCCCCGAGCGGAAGCTCCATTGCGCAGTCAGGCGTAGAAGCCAAGAACTGAGGACCAACATCAAGGTGGTTGATTGCATCCCAACCTGTTGTGGAAATGCGACTCGGCGTTCGACCAACAAATTGAAGTGCGCCATCGACGAACCGAGCGCCAGCGAAGTTAATCGCCAAAGCAGACACACGGCAGTCCTGAAACTGCTCGCCCCACATGTTTCCCGGCGCATAGCGCAGAGTGTAGTAGGGCGCGTCGAAATGATCAGACCCGAGTTTGAACACGTGGGAATAAGATCCGTCTTTAAACCCAACGGCGATTTTTCCGCCAGATCCGGAGATCGGACCTTCAGTGAAGGTGATCTCCTCGATAACCTTGAATTTCTTGGAGACACCAGCATCGCCAACCCAATACCGAATGCCATCCTGGTCTGTTCCAGTGGACGTTGTATCAAGCGTGAAAGTCTCAGTGACAGTGGCGACCGCAGCGTCCTTTCCAGTAACGGTAACGACATTTGGCGTCGCATCAGAAAACGTTGCAGCAGCGTTGGCGTATACGAAAAGCTGAACTTCGCCAGACAATGTTACGTCGTCGGTGCCGCTTGACGACAAAATTGGAGTCGTATCGTCGTATGCAACAACACCTTCTGGGGCATGGTTCGCTTTCGATGTTACAGACCCGGTCATTCCAAGCAGGAACCAACCGAGTGTTTCAGGGCGGAAAACGATATCCAACATACCGCCAGAGTTGACGCCAGCCTTAACAACAGCACGCGGATTAAGCGCGCCTCCGCCGACTTCGGGGTCGAGCGGTAAAATAATATTATTCGCAGCAATAGAACCCTGCCGGAACAAAAGATACGTAAAATCCGCATCTGTAGTGACAGGTGTTTTGAATGCGCTCTGTTTCGCAATACCGAGGAATGATCCTTCAGCAGCAGTCATAATTTATCTCCTTTATGGTTTTGTCGTCGTAAGCACAGATATCTGTACTTTAATTATAAATTCAAAGCTGTCCGGGGGTCCGCCGCCTTGAAGCATTTCACTATATATATCCTTTGACGCAATGCCTCTGGATACATATTCACCATCAGCGTCAATTCCTGAAAAATCAACACTGGCTAGTGAGTGTTCTATTCTAGTTCTTACCGTCGATGCAATCCTCCTGGCGTCTACGAGGTTTTCTCTCGTCCTCTCCAGTAAGCATCTCGCCTTAATTACAAAGCGACGCGTTTTAGTTATAACGCCGCCTATTTCTAAATCTATTACATCGTCGTCCCACCAACGGCGATCTTGAGTTGTTGGCGCACCAGAAATAAACGCATCGGGGTCGTTTTCGTGAATTGATATGCTTATCCGAGCTTCGTCTGGATCTGGATCTCCTTGCAGAGGGCCAATCACAACAACACCTGCACGCGTGTCATCTTTCTCGTCCAAGTTGTCTATCATCACTACTTGCATCCGATCTCGAAGTCTGTTAATGATTTCTTCGTGTATTCCTGTCATTACTACACCGTTATATCTGACGTTCCATATCATCTAACATAGATGAAAACTTGGTTTTATCTACAGGGTTAGATATATATTCCCTAAAAGCCTCAATTAAGTGTTTATTCATGCGCTCCAATGTTTCAATTCGACCTTGCATAGAGGTTACTTTCTCTTGTAATTCATCGCGCACACCTTCGAGATCGGCTGTGTAAATATTTTTTTGCATCAATATTTCCACCTGTTTTGATAAATCAGCATTCTCTTTTCGAACGCATTCAAGCTCTTCTCGTAGTGGTTTTATCAGAGACTCGGCAGCTTTTACGATCTCTCCACTTGTGTCAGGCCGAGGCTTGAGTAAAGGTAATATACCAGCACCAGCGCCAATACAGGCTATAATAATCGCGAGAACGGCTTCACTACTCAAATCTAAAAATCCTTATAACTTGTGTCGCAGCCATTGTTAATACGCCATGCAAAACCAAGGAAGCGCCCCACGTCATAACTACCATTTCCGGCGCCGGAAATAAATCATCCAGCCATAAAATGTACGAATAAAACAAGACAACATGACTCAGCCAAATAAAGCGATGAGCATTTACCTCGAGTTTATTCCGCATCATCCCGCAGCAAAAGGTGTAGATCAACGTAGCCAAAATTGTGACTACAGACAGACAGAGAGAAACGAGCATAATCTGTTCAACTGGTCCAATGAAATTCATTTCGATTCTCCAATCAGCATCTGCCACCATAATCCGAGTTGCATCGCAAAGATGAGCGCAAAAGCGATGACGATGGATAATAATTCCCAATCTTGGTTGTACTTTTTCATTATCGTTCAGTAGCCTTGATAGCGACACCTTCGTTTGCTGTGATTTTATTAGATACCACAGCTATATCAACTTGAGCTTCGGTTAAGCGATTCAACTTCCACATGTTAAGTAAAAAAGCGTAAAACATAAGTCGTCTCCAAATTTCAATCATAACTAACTCCCAATTAAAATTGCCAAAACAGCATCTTCAAGAGCCACTAATCGTTGATCTATGCCAATTGCATCTACGGGTGGTGTTACAGAGGCAGGCGTTGTGTAATCGAGCGGAGTGGCTTGTGAAAGGTTCCACTCCAGAAATACTCTAAAATCTCTGTTTTGGATATCAATCGGAATCGTTGTACCTTGTTCATCAACAACTCCGATAACATTGCCGGAAAATAAGTCGTAAGCAATTTTATACATCATTGTTTCCTTTTATATTTCAGAGTCAGCCGTTATACCCAAGTAAACAAAGTTACCACCAATAGTCATTAATGAACCTGAATTATTATAGACACTTACTTGTTTAGTGTTGCCCACCGCAAATTTTGCAGAGTCTAGACCATAATCTGTGCCTCCAAAATTACTCGCACGTGCAGTTAATCCATTTTTCGATAAGAATGTTATTGTAGGATTAACTCTCATTGTCACACCGAACACGACAGTTAAGTACCACTCCGCCCCAACTGATGTTTCGAAAAATACATAAGCTGGCGTGCCACTTGACCCAGGTGCACTATCGATTAGGTAATTCTTCCAGAAATATGACTGACATAAAACCAGTTCTAACTCCAATGGGCGAGGTAGCCACACTTGAGTCTGTGTTTTGTCTGGGTATAAACCGGCGTTCTTTACATACAGCACATCATTAGCGGCTGTCGTGTTTTCGTCATTGTAGATGAACACGATCAGATTTGTAAGCGTCGTGTGCGTTGATAAATCGACATTTACTTTAGAGGTCACAAAAGAGGCTGTAGGAACGGTGATACTTGCAGAATTAGCCAACCATGTGAAGCTTGCCGCGAGTGCAGGATCGGCTGTCCATGTAGTCGACGCCGCAATCGGGCGGACTGAAGGAGCGTTTGCTGTTCCAGTCCACTTCGCGATCCCAACTCTGACTGACTGAGCATTTCCACCGGCACGTAGGGACACTTGAAACGACACCGTTTTGGGAATCAACGCCATCGAAGTTGACGCTTCGATAATCTGGTACGCAGCAATCTTCCCGACAGCTGATCGTCGAAATGCAGCCACCTTTGTACCTGCAGTATCTCCGGTCAGGGCAGCGTTGTATCGTCGTACCTCAACTTTCGTCCCGTCGGTTGCCGTCTCGTTGCACTGCACTGCCCATCGATCGGGCCCGAACTTTCGTGTTACTGGGTACGCTCCCGACACGCGCTCGAAAACAGACGTCCACGTTGCAGGAGCGGTCCGTTGGAAGAAGTCAAACCCACCACCGATGATGGCGTTTTCACGCAAACTGCATTCGATATCAATAGATTGGCCATTCACCGCCGCTACAAGACCATTCTTGAAATTCAATACTGTTTTAGTTTCAAGGTTTGTACCGGAATTTTGAATAGTATGCCCACCACCAACGCCGCTCTCAGCATACTTGTTAATCCAATTGGCGCCATTATAAGCAAGCACCTGATCTGTTTCCGGCGTGGTCAACGAAACTCCAGATAATTCAGATAATTGCAAGTCAGAAAAAGACCCATCCCCCCTGAATACATTCGAACCATCGCCGGACAACTTTGGCAATAACCCATGCCGCAACGTCGTTGCGTTAAGGTCTGTGTTATCGTCAGGGGCGCCAAAATCGTCCAACTTTTGACTAGACGCACCAAATGTACCATCACCCCTTAATGAGATATTTGTCCCGCCTGGCAATTTCGACAACAACCCATGCTGCGATGTTGTCGCATTGAGATCAGTGTTGTCGTCAGGGATACCAAGATCGTCTAGTTTTAAATTTGTTTTACCGCCAAAATCGCCAAGTGAAATGTCGGATAATTTCTTATTTATCCATGTCGTCACACCGCCAGACACGAAACAAGAAAGAATATCTTTATCTTCCGCTGTCGTTATAACAACGTCGTTAACTTCATCAAGATCTGTACTTTCTGCTAATTTCGCGGCAATTGTTTCTGTTTTAACTTTGTAATTCGAGGTACCACCGCGACTAATCAACAAATAATCATCGTCGTTTACAGTTAATGCTTCGTCGAGCTGTGAAATTTTCTTAATTGCCATAACGTCCCACCCTATAAAGACTAACCGTTCTACCGGCACATCTCTCTGCTAGTTTCTCTTGGTATTCCAACATTAAATCCTTAAACTCGGGAGTCAAAGGATTGTCATCGCGATTACCAGAACCGGATTTAAACCGGTCTAGTCGCGCCGTTTTCCCTCTCATTTGTTCGTGAACGCGGGCTTTCACATAAATCCGCAATAATTCCATGTCCCTCATCGGGACGGTAAAAACAAAATTTACATCTTCCTCAGACACAGGAAGGTCGTGTACGGCATAGTAGGTCAAGTAAACCTGACCATCAGAAGGGTAATCGAGAGATATTCTTTCCCCTTCAATATGGTACGTTTTGCTCCTCTGGAGCAATCTAAATCCTGGAAACTCCTGGCGACGTTTTAAATAGACACCCAACGGATTCTCAACAGCAATTTCATCGACAAAATCGGAGGGCAGTCTGTAACTCCCATCTACTTCCACAAGAGGAACGCTGTCGATACGTTTAGAAAACCACCCAGAGTAATCACGAATAGCGTCACAGGTATACATCCAGAGCAGCTTGTCGCTCCATCGGGGCGTTGTGCTGTCATCTTGTAAATCAATCCGAACGTGCGCCAGGAATTCATTCCAGTTCATAAGTTATTTCCCTTTCGGGGGTACCTTGCCTTTTTTTGGAGGCACTTTGCCTTTCCCTTTTTTGGGGAAAGGCTTTCCTTTTTCTTCATCCTTAGGATCCGCTTTCTTGAAAGCCATCTTTTACTCCTTATTCGTTGTCAGAGCCAGACGAATAAACCAACTGGTAGAACTCAGGGCGGAACAATTGGAAGTTCATGTAAGCGCGCCAGGAGATACGGTTAATCATTTGGGCATCGTCGATCACAGGGGGGATCAGGATGGTAGGACGTTCCGCGATACCACACACAATGGAAGGTCCGCCAACAAACAGACTCGCATGAACGTTCTGCCCGTGGGTCACATAAGCGCCGGAGGCGTGGTCTTTCAAGAACGGCTTGTCAAACGACAACCGTTTATTTCCAGAGTCGATGCTTACGATGCGGCGAACTTCCTGAGAACCATCAGTGTCCAAAACGGCGGTACCGAGACTTGCGTGATGAACGGTAACGTACTGACCAACGGCGAAATCAGTCACAGCCGCAACTGTCACGTAGCGAGTGGAACCTGTCTGGCCGGGTTTATAAACGCTGTCCACGGTTGCGGCAGCGCCCTGCCCAGGAACAACCGCGCCGTCCAATGTGGTCTGGGCGATCGTAGCGCCAGCGTTACGCAGGCGAAGGCGATTTGTCTTAATATAGCGAACCCCGCCGAACGTCCCAACTTCACTAGTGAACCGCTTCGCGGCGCCAGCGTAGTTCTGAGCGTCAATCCATTCGTTGCCAGCTGTGGTGCGAATATCATGGATGACACGAGGAGTTGTTACACACAACACTGTTGCGCCACCGCCGTCTTCAACGGAAGTGATACCAGGGATTTCATCTTCTTCCAGTTCAGTCCGAACCAATTCGCCAATCATGGGATCGAATACGTCAGCAGCGTCAAGTGTTGCCCGGGAAGTCGCTGTTCCAGCATATTTTGGGTTCGGATGCGTGAGGAAAGCGTTGCGCGCCAGGATGTCCATGGTGTTTGCGACGTCAACACCGATCTTTTCAGTCACAAGACCGCGCATGTCACCACCGTTGATGTACATCGTGAGAGGCATGTACTGAGAGAATTTCACAACGTTGTGGTACATCTCAAGGTCAATCGTTACGGAACGAGAGTCGAGAGAACCACCTTTAAACCAAATTTCATCTTCAGTCGTGGGATTCCAGTTGGACTCCAGATCAAAGATCTCAGTGTAGGTCATTCGCCCTGCGGCTTTAGACGCGAAATCCTCTTTGACCGTGCAAAACGGAACGAGGATGGATTTCATCCGAATCGTTTCAAGGATTGCGGATTCATACCAGTCACGCTTCCAATCAGGGAGCGTCTGTGCGGTTGCGGACGTAGGGGGAGTCCCGTCTACGGTTCCGTATACTGTTCTTCCAGCATAATCTTCAATAGTACCCATGTTTTACTCCTTAGAGAGCGCCGCCAGCATTGAAGAAGTCCCACATTTTGTTCATCGCTATAGTTCGTTCTTTAGACCCGGGCGGGAGACTGTCGATGTGTTTTTTCCAGTCATCTCTCGTTTTTGGACCTGTGTCAATTGCAGGAGAACCACCCAAAGGCGGTGTAACCCCAGAAAGAATTTGCTTTTCACGATCCTTAACTAAACCATCCGCCCAGCCAGTAAGACCAGACATAATGTTCTTAAGGGTGTCACGATCCTCAATATTTGGGAGCGTGTCGAGAACGGGGAGTAAGCGAGGATCAACTTCTCTTGCAACGTCGTATTTGACCTTCCAAGTTTGCAGTCCGCGCAATTCTTCAGCAGCTTTTGTGCTCTTCTCAATAATTTCCGTATATTTTTGTTCCCACGATTGATTGCCGACTGTTTTTTCTGTTTCCAATTGAGACAGTCTCACATTCAGTTGCTCTTTTTCAGAGGAAAGAATGGTGTTCTGCTCTTGGAGCGATCGGTTTCCAAGGGTGAGTTCTTCGATTTTTCGTACAGTTCCTTTGTATCGAGCTTCCCAATCCGTATTGGGTTGGCTACTTTGCTGCTGAGAAGTTGATGGCTCAACAGGAGTAGTGTTTTCTTCAGACATAAAATTGCTCCTTATTACTTCGCGATGAAGTAATAAATAAAGTCGCGAGTTGCATCCGAGGCGGTGCCGGGGATGATTGTGTTTTTACTGACATTGTCCGGGTCGAACGCGACCGTAGGACTTGAATCAACGGCGCCGTCAACCAGAGACCGGAGTACAGCGCTTCCTTCCATACATTCGGGAAGACCGAATTTATCGGAAAGTCCAATCGAGATGGAGCCAGTGCCAGTCGGAAGCTGGACGCTTGTAACGGTAGCAAAGGCTTTATCACCACTTACAGCGGACGTTCCGTTCGCTGCGATTGTCTCAGTAATCCGATGACGGTTGATGTCCGTCCCGGTGATAACCACATCTCCGAGTGTGCCAGCAGCGGAACCTTTCACAAGCAAAGCGCGCGGAAAGTCAGGTTTGCTTAAGCCGGTTGTCATGAGAGATCCGTCTGCAAGGTGACTAGCCATAACGCCTGTGTTTGTGATCGCAATCGGAGCGGTCACTTTGTAGCGATTTACCATCATCATATCGAAATCATCGAAACGATATTTGCCTCGCATACGCTGTCGAGTACGAGACTTGCTATATTCAGCGATAGCCATTTCTACTTTTCTCCTTCATCAGTTTTTTGATTAATAGTCGGACCATTCTTACCATCTAAACCAGGGGGATTTCCGGCGTCGGAAACGGGTTCGACCTTTCTGTACAGTTTGTCATTGCCGACCATGGCAACAATCCTATTCACTTCATTTGTCCCATCACCCAACTTATTAACTGCCGTCTCCAGACTGATCGACGGGGGTGTTGTGGAGAATCGCTTTGTAACTTCATCAACTAACGCAGCCTGATCGCGTGGCAGAATGTTTGCGAATTTTGGAACTAAACGGCCATCAATAATTGATTGCAAAGCGCGCTTCGGAGTATCCGAAAACTCTTTCTGCTCTAAAATCGCCGCCGTAATTCGAGCGGCTTTCATCAGCCCAGTAGAGAGATAAGACCGGCTTCGACGGATAGACCGAATTAGTGGAGCCATTCGAATCTCAAGAGTAATTCCAGATCTCTGTCCGCCGCCATCATCATCCCCTAAAGAAACAGCAGGAGTGAAAGCACTCACCCTAGACCAGTTGTAGAGGAATTCGATGTAATCGAAAGTCCCTTGTGGGGTGGGGTTCTTCGCTTCCAAAATTCCTAATTCAGGTTTTGGACTGTCGCCAATAACGCGTCCAAGATCCCAGAAAACGTTCGGACCGACCGGGAAGTTTTCTGGCTTGAATGATTTTGGGAGATTCACACCCCAGCGAACCGGGTGGGTATTGTAGTTTACTGCTTCACCAACATCAGCTAATCTCATGTTGAGTTCGTCTTGAGTGGCGATTACGTCATCAATTGCACTCTCACCCCACCATTTATGCACGCGAAAGCGAGGAATATAAACAAAAGGAACAACTCTCCACGGATTTACGCCAGAGTAGGCCTCAACGCGAATTCCGTTAATGTGATTCTCGTAGATATCCTTTGTCCAGTGTTCAATGCGATAAATGACATCTTTGTCTGTTTCGATGTGCCACTTCAATCTTGCTTGGTCTCGTGTCATCGGGATGACAACGTAAACCTCAAGGAGATCGTCTTGATCATCAGGGGACCAGATGGGGAAGAAAGATCCAGTATCAACACGCGACCAGATGACATGTCCCGGCGTTGTAAATGACGGAGATACCTGGAGCACCCCGCCACCGTAGATATTTCTTTCTAATTCAATTTCCCATAACTTTGAATTGATATTGCTGTATCGAATAATGTTTTGCAGTAACTTTGATGCTTTTTTATCATCAGTGTTAATGTCTTCAAGGTCCTGGTTGGGCTCAAAAGTTACGATATCTTCCGTCCATTCGCCAAACATCGAATCGGCCAGGGTGATACAGATCATCTTAGCTAAATTCATCCCGACCGGATAAAGTAGCGTGTCGTTTTCTGGGTCATTTGAATTCACCTTCTCTTCGAAGACCTTGCCGGTAAAATACTTGTTATACCGAGTGCGGGCTGCCGTTTCAGCTAACCAAGCATTGCGCATCTCTGCGCTAACCTGGCTGATATCAGACGCCCAATCAGGGAGTTCGTTAATCGAAGGTGTTGTCCAGTTAAAAGTGTCCATAAACTCTTTAAAAAAAAAGACGATGAATGCCTTTCATCGTCTTGTACGGTAGAAAAAGATTGTTAAACATCCACACGAACATAAATAATATTTGTGAAGTGAGCTTTAGACTCCCTCACCTCTATCGTTTTCGGATTTCCGTCATGGTAACGAATTGCATCAACGAAAGAGTATTCCCGCAGAAGAGTTATAAATTTTTCAACTACCAGTGAGGATGCGATTGAAATGACCGCCTCCTCTTCAAGAAGTTCGATATCCTTTAATACGCCAAACCTCGACTGCTTAATCGTTTCCAGTATTTCGTGTTCGGATTTGCTTATTTTAATCATACTAACATAATTTCCTGAAAATGTCAATGAAATGTTACTTTTGTTTTAACGTTGTTACACTGTGTTTAAATAAAAGAGAGGTAATCGAACCCGTCATGTCTTGCTGCGCACCAGACGCTCCCGTTGACGTGTTCAATGTCTGTTTTTACCCAGGATTCTCTGTCGCTGATATCGATGTGGCTTGTTATGTTCAATTTAATCCCAGCGTAAATCTTGCCGACTTCTTTCGCTTCAACGTTGCTGCCTAACCTGAGTGTTAAGATTGACGCCGTAAGAACCGCCTTCGAAGTGTAGCTGATTGGATCCAATACAATAGGAGCGGTAACATCATTGTTCACTTCGGTATTCGGCAAGAATTGTATAGGGTCAACCCAGCCCTTCATCGCATTATTCCTTTTTGATGTATCTTTTAATCCGAAATGAAGGTGCGGTCCAGTTGAGCATCCAGTTGATCCGGCGTAACCAATTAAATCACCAGCAGCAACACGCCCATTGTTGTATATGTCTGCGTAAATTAGATGTCCGTAAAACGTTTGGAGTGTTCCAGTGTGTTGAATCCAAACATAATTACCAAATCCATCATTCTCAAACGCGGCGTGAGCGATACCATCTGCTGCGGCAAAAACAGGCTGGCCGACAAAAGCGGCGTAATCCAACCCATTATGCCCCGGAAAACTCCACCCGGGGTGTTGAGAAAGATCACTGTAATATTCTCTGTTCTCGCCAAATAATTGGGTAATGTTGGGTTTTTGTATTGGGTGAAAAAGTTTCAACGTTTAAATCTCCTATTCGATGACAATCTTGACGTCCTATTGCGCCTGCTGATTCTCTGGGCTATAGCAAAAGATATTTCTTCTCGCTCTTTGTTGAAGTTAGCTACTGGAGAATACCTGCAAAATGATGCAAGCATAGCCAGTGTCATAACGATATCTTGAGCTAGTTTACTGTCGTCTTGTTTGGTGTACACAGACATCTGTTTTATTAAGCCTTTAATTGGCGGCCAAACAATTTCTTGATTCGAGACAAGCAAAGACAGACTGTTAAGCATGGCGTCTTTCTTTCCACCAAAACTAATTCCGTCCGTCTCGATGTCATTTCTTTCAAAAGCAAGCTCTTGGATACCTTTTTGTCCGGCAGTGGAGTCAATCCCGCGGTACTTCGGGTTATATTTCTCAATGGCATATTTATAAGACGTGAGGAAAGGGTCGTACTTGCCGTGCCCGGAAACCCAATGGAAGAATACGATCTCAAATGGTTTTTTGGCTATGTCGGCCACAAAAATCACACCAGCATTACGTTTTGGTGGATCATCTTGCCCAGGATCGCCAGCCATAATGTAATAGGCGTTCGGGTCGAATGGTTTTTCGTAACGAGTGATCCCATGTCGCGGGTGTTCTGTGATATCGTAGTTTGGTTTTGACGCGCCAGACTCGGGATTGACAGCATTATAAACCTCGTCGTAAAGGTATCTGCCAGTATCTGTGATAGCATCCAAGTGACGTTTCGGAAAGAAAGACATGCCGTAATCAGGGAATTCCCCCATCATTTCAACAGCCACGTCTTCCTCTGTTAATTCAGATTCCATCATGGCGATTTGTTCTGGTAGAAGGTAGGTGTTGTCGTAAGTCGTTGCTCTAATAGAGAAGTATTTATCTAATTCGGCTTGGGAATTATCTTTCCATCCCTTGTAAAACCGCTCACTCAGCCATGGAGCATCTGTTGGGGACGTAATAACATCCAACCGCGCTTCCCTCGGGACTCTGGCGGATCCGGTGGGGGAGTATGGACGAGTTCCACGCAAACGACCACGGAGGACTTTAATCACTTCTCCGTGAGGGTCAAGCCCCGCTTCATCCATAACGATCCGATCGTATTCGGACCCCCTGATGTACCTGGCGTCAATTCCAGCTGTACGAAAATCCCACTGCGCATAATTCTGAAACTCTATAACAGGGTAAGGGCGAAGAGAGATATTTTTAATCAAATGAACAAGTCTTGGATTATCTTCAATCCAGCCATTTGCCATATCAAACGCCAACTCTGCTTGTTTTGCTGTAACGCTCGTGTGGAGGGCGCGGTAATAAGGGATAGCTAAACACTGCATCAGCACTGACGCCGCTGAGGTTGCTGTTTTCCCTGCCGCGATTCCGGCGATGAATGAGGTCGCTTTTTGAGGAGCGTAATGCCAGGCGAACTGATACCAAAGCGGTTCAAATCCCTGAAGATACCAAGAGGTCGCAATATCTAATCTTCCCTTATTAATCATAGGTAGAATAGACATGTCTGCTTCATTCAGAATTCCCATGATCCCCCTCTAGGATTGTTTTACGCAACCACACGGCGATATCCAGAGCTGCTTCATACGCGTCCCATAGTTTATTAACCCCAACCATCCTGGAGCAAATATTCCCTTCTGCGCGATTAGCCAGATCAGATATTACGTGGTCGTAAACATCAGTTACTTCTTTGCGGGTCGTATATGTATAGACCATAATTACTCCAAGTCTCGGCTTAAATCAAGATTACCTATAGATACCGTAAGATCAACAATAAACTCACCCACCAAACGCTCCCCACCAAGCATCATCATATCTGGTGAGGTTAAACAAGGCAACTTTATCTCCAGCTGTTGGCGCTGTGGGAATCTTTTCAGAAACTTCCCCGCCGACATTGCTTACTTTTGCATTTACAAGATCAGTCGCAGGGTCGATCCACAGATCATCTAGATTGTATTCGATGTAATCGCTTGTCACTGTATCAGTTGGAGCAAACAATTTAAACTTGCTTGTATCTACAGATAAATTCGAAACGTCATAGTAAACCTTTTTCATAAAGAAATCTCCTATAAAAACTTTATTGAATACCCATTATCGTAAAGCCATTTGCGCCAATTCTCAGCAGTGATTTGAGTTACATGAAACGTAGACATCGTTTCCTCCACAGACAATTTAGCAATATCCATGCGCTCCTCGTGGGTCATATCTCTAACATCAGGCACAGTCACCTTGTTGCGGCCGTTATTGTTAACATGGCTAATTATCGAGTGAGCGTAAGATTTCGCTACACCGACTTCCCTTGAAATTTCGCTTGGGCCAGGAACTCTACCTTCTTTGGCTGATACTTCATCGACGTACTTTAATACGCGGTCCTTTTTTTCGGATTGCCCGGCGTTAATCAAATTCGACGTTCGCTCGTTCGTTCGGGAGAACGAACTACTGGCGCCAGTAATCTCTCCGCGGGATATTTTTCGCTCCGCCGATTTATTCCAAGCTGAAAGTAATCCGTCGTTATATTTACGAAGGTCATCTGTGTATTTATCTTCTGCGCCTTCGATTCGCTCAGATGTCTTTACAATCAATCCACCCAAAACATCTCCGCCAATCAGCGCTATGATCGTCACGCCGACACCTAACACGATCGCTAAGACATACTGGAGGTAAAGCAGGATGTCTGGATTAACATTCTCAACAAGGTTAATGCTTTGCCCTAACCCAGCAAGGGTTGAGATGGCAGCCATCATAACCATACCGATAACACTGGATCTCTCTGAGTAATGCTTTTTGTTTGCAGCGCGAAGCGTAGCAAGAACGACCAAGCCGCCTTCGATAGCGACCAAAGAAATAATTGCTTCAAATTTTGCGAACATATCTCCATTACCAGAAAGAAACGCAGCTTTATAAAACTGATCCGCCGTGCGCAGCGCTGCCAAAACAACCTGCGCCATAGATACAATAAAGTAAATCCAGAACTGAGTACCCAAGCCGCCAGAGACAACCGGTATTTTAGGAGGAGGCGAGAGTAGTTCGAATTTGTGTTTAAATAAGAGAAACGCTTCCTCTTCTCCGTGGGTCGTTTTTGATAAATCAACATCAGTCATTTTCAGCCTCCCGTAAATTTTGAGTGAAATTATTATATACAATTTCCTTAAGATTAACAGGGGGGTTGAGCAAGAAACTTCTCATTTCATCGAATAGGTTTTGGTTTCGCACATAGGTATCTACTAAAGCAGTTGCCATAACCGTAACCTGGCGCTCGTTCAAGTTAATTGCAAACTCGTTTGATACGCAGTGAAGTATTTCATGTACAAGAGCGGCGACAATTCGTCGTGGAGGATACTTTGGGTCGACCTGAATTCCTGGCGTTTCACCAGTATCGTAGTGCCCATAAAGCGTATGTCCGTCCTTGACGAGATCTAGCACGAACTGAAGTTCGTATTCATAAGGCCCGATATGCACTTTATCGATTGAGAATAAAGGCGGAATATTGGGTTCTGAATTCAGCGTAGTCATATTTATAGAAATCCTCTAAAATCTCAAAAAGTTCTTCCTGGCTAATTTTTTGATTCTCTGCCATTTGATGATGTTTTGTACACAGGTTTATCAGGTTCATTTCTACATCGAGGCGTAAAGCGCTCCGTTTGATAATATGATGCACTTCTGATCCGCCATTACATCCGTCTTTGTGAACCAGGCCATAGAGACAGATAAATCCATCCCTGTCCTCTCGGACATAATCAATAATGTTTTTATCTTTTATTCCAAGTTTCATATTTCCCTCTTTTTAAAAGCCAAGCGCCGGACTCGAACCGGCGACCACAATTTACAGGACTGTTGTTTTCCCAACTAAACTAGCCTGGCTTACTTAAATCAAGACCCACTGTTCACTGAATAACTCAACTTGCGTTGGCGTCCACGGTACAAGCCCGTATTTGGAGTTGACATACAAATATGGATGAGTCATTTTTGAGTTACGATCCGGGACTTGGATCTTGATATTAACCTCAGGCGACCAATAAGGAAGCCGCGCAAGCCCGCCATTTTTCATGTGCTGAAAAGCCTGCTCGAAGTTTCGTTGAACATTCGGGTCGATTTCGTCGCTCATTTCTTTGCCGGGAGTTTCTCGGAGATCGCTGTTTTCATTTTCAATACAGCAGATTCGATAATGTTGTCCATTTCTTTTTTATCTAATACGATCCCGAGCTTGAGCGCATACGAAGCGATCTGCGCAATCGCCTGCTCTTTCTTTCCTTTGGCATCCAACTTAGTCAGTGTATCAGTCTGCTCAAGAGCATTCACGACAGCACCGGCGTAAGTGTAAACCATATCCAATTGAGATTTGCCCATGTTGGCTTCCATATAGGCGATCCCTTTGTCTAGGCCGATTTTAAACAGGCGCAAAAGCCCAGCGGCCAAAGCAGCCAGAACCAGCAAGAGTAACTGGCTCATAATCTCTTCCAAAGATCCGGTTGTAGTAATCATGTTATACCTCCAGTATGAATTAGTTGATAGATAATATTGTACCACACTATTGCATATTTGTCCCGAATATGATACAATTAATTTGCTTCAGTAATCGGATCTATTTGTTGGATTTCCTCTTTGGGAAAAAGTCACCTTCTGGTGACTTTTTCTTTTGTTGACAAAAACTATAATTGTGGTACAATTGTAACAAGTTAAGTTCCTTCCAGTAAAAAACACTCACTTATTGTGAGTGTTTTTTATTTCCGGCGCCGGAAACGCAATAGAGGAGAAATAATGGATATCGACAAAGAACCCAACCCAATAGTTAACGAAGAAAAACCAGTGTGGGCCCAAGTGATGATGGACATGCAAGAACGGAACGATCGGGGAGTCAAAGAGTACGGGACACCCTTACAACCTTTTAATGGCCGGAATGCTTTAAAGGATATGTATCAAGAGGACCTGGATAGAACGGTCTATTTAAAGCAACATCTCATCGAGCAGGAAAGCGAAAGACTTATTATCGAGGAGATTATTAAAGTCCTGCGTCATGCGCCTCTTACAACCAAATTACAACTTATTGTAGCCAATGAACTCCAATTCATTCTTGATAAAAGGCGCGATGTTAGCTGAGTCTCGGTTTAGCAAAAGTAAAACAAAAAAGCCCCACTAGGGGCTTTTTACTGCAAGGATGGGCTTCGGTAATCCGCTAACGGATCATACTCCTGGGAGCATGTTGTTATCCTTGTTGCTATTAATAATACAACAAGCATTTTACTTTGTCAAGTGTTTTTACAAAATTACGTATTTGTTCTTAAATCTACAGCAACACACATCTCGCCATTCTCCTTCATCAGCCGGTCCAGGGATTTATACGGCAGCCACACAGCCGGGTAAGTAACTCCCCATGAACTGTTTAAGCGTACAGCTTGGCGCTTGTCGCTGGCCTGATAACACACAATTGCATGGCCGCCAACGTGTGCGCCCCAATTATTCTCGTTTCCAATCCAATACTCCCCTTTGATTGTTTTTGGGTAAAAGAAACTTTCGTACCAGTTAATCCCTAAAACAACCGGTCGATTAATACGGATAGCCATGCGTGCGTCATCGGCGCAAGTTCCCCAATAATAACTCTCAATGCCATCTTTGATGTCTGGCGCTGTCTCTGATTCCTTTTTATGCCCAAGTGTTTGTAAGGCTTTAAAAGCAGCCCAGACGTAAGAGCCAGTGTCTTTACTTGGGTCTGTGTACGGATTGTTATCGAGTTCTTGGGCTCTGCGGTACAACCATACCGCATCGTATTTCTGAAGCGGTGTGTGATTGTAAATGCTCATCATAATACTTGCTGAAAACCCCGTACATGCCCCAAGACCACCTTGATCGTAATACCATCTCAAAGAGTAGGGATAAATAAGCTGTTTCTCTACGGTCGTGGCTGTTGCGGTAAGAATGCTCCGCAGGGCATATTTCTGCTCGTATTCTCTGTTTTCTGGTTCCAGTCTGCCCAATTTAAACATGGGTGTCCTTCATGTTTTTTCGGAGGGCGTTTTTCACCCTGCTGTTTTGGTAAACCTTAACGAGATCGTACGACCCACTGTCAGCAATTTGTTTCATGTAATTATAGGCGGTGTCCCTATTCCTAACGTTAAAATGAACCATGATATCTTCTACAGTAATATCGCCGGGAAGGATGTTGTCCACAGGTTTAATGTACCGTTCAAGATCCAAAAGGATCTGTTCTGTTGTTATATCTTTCGCCATATCTTCCTCTTTGGGATTACTTTAAATTTCTCTACCTCGAATTTCTTTCCGTCAATGTGAATAAAAACAGCGCCAATTTCAGCGATTGAACTTGGCGCCACTTTATGGATATGCTCAGTAGGTAAACACCAACAGGGAAGGATGATCACCCTGGTCTTGTACTTATCATACGAATCACTCCAACGGTGGACGTGGCTGCGAATTACGATATCAGGCGGGGTTTCTCCTGCTTTTGCATTCGCAAACATAATCTTTGCCGCCAACTTATCCGCCGCTTCTTCTTTCATCCATGGGATTCCACTCATCGTTGTGTGGTGGGTGGCTTCAATCGTAACCCCCTCCACCATCAAATTCCACTGATAAGCAGAGAACATCCCCTCGTCCGTCTTTTCACACGCCAGGGATGTTGCGAGGAGCTCTTCTAGATTCCCGCTCTTCCCGGAATGAAAGCCGGTCCCGCGAGTCATATACATCCGCTTGGATATCCTTCGAACAAGACCATGGCTTTCCACGCCAATCTTGATCAAAGTCACCGGATTTGACGTAACGACCTGATACGATTTGTTGTTGGTGTTTCCTTCCAGGGAGTCACCATTCGATAACGATATGAGGTCATTGTTAAATGACTTTGCTTTCTCGATCATTCGGAGCCAGTTATCCCAGATCCATCTCTGTGAAATCGAGTATTTAATTTTTTGCCCATCATCTTCTTTGATATTCGGGGGACACAACCCTACCGATGATCCGCTGTGCGCATCCCCGTAAGCCAGTAAAGTAACAGTCAAATTACCTCCTTTGGGAACTTACTTGTAACTTTCCTGTGTGTATTGTACCACAAGTGATACTTTCTTGCATACTGCGCATAACCGATCAAGGAGATTTGACTCCCCCCCCCTTTTTTTAACCTATCGAATATATCGATAGGTTGGAACTGTCAAAAAATCTTTGGTAGTTCGTGGAACAATAAAGGGGTGTTCCACGTGATTTGGGCTTTAGTTCTGTAATGGACTATTAACACTATTGTGTAACGTCAGGCGGTGAGCACCCCAGGGTGGGTGAGCAAAGATGTACAGCACAAACTCCGGTGATACCGGGGGGGGGCTGGTAGGCAGGGGTGTCTGGACGAGTGGCGCCGTAAGCAAATCCGTGGCTAGCTGGTGGGCGGGAACTTGAGCGTTGTTTGTTGATCCCTATCGGGGGGTGACTTGTGAAGGGAGGGGTATTTTCTCTTCCTAACTCATACTCATTCCAAGGAGGAATATACCGTGACAACAAATAATAACGTCGGATCCTATGTGCTCATTCCTGTGAAAGGCACTCGTTCGTTCTTCACCTGCCAGATGGTAGCGTATGTGGCGGAATTGAAGTCTCTTGGTGTCATTCCCCAGACCGCCACGGGGACCGTAGGCCGCAAGTCTATCGTGATCCACGGCGTCACGCTGGCGCAGGCTCAGGAAACAGCACGCCGTGTGGAAGCAAAGGCTCGCTTGCGTGTGGTGCTCAAAGCGGACGGGAAGGGCGCTCCGGTGAAGGAAGTTACTCCAGCAGTGGAAGTGAACACTGAGGACAATCCCTGGGACGACATCTGGGATGCTGTATGCACTGAGTCGTGGCAAGAGCCATTGGATGCGTGCATGGTGGAATGGCTCCAGGACAGCGCAGTAGACGGGTCCTAATCAACTAACTCCCCTGTGCACAGACGGGTGCTCTTGCGGTTCGACTCCGCAGCAGGGGACTATCGGCAATCAAACATTCAGGTCAATAAGGAGAGTCATGTTCAACTACAACTTAGTGTATTCCGTCGGCGGTGATCCAATCACAGTGCCGTTCAACGGTCTCATGTCTTGGGACCTCCAATACTACGGCAAGGACGCAGTAGTGACCGTAGAGTATCCAGGTGGATTCGTGAAGGTTTGCTCCGAGAGCTTCCTGGACGAAACGCCGGACCTCGAGCGAGTAGAGGCGCTACTAGCCGAGGATCTCAAGCGGATCCGGGCGTACTAACAACTAACTTCCCTGGCACGGGCGGGTGCTAGCATGGTTCGACTCCATGACAGGGAACTACCGACAATCAAACACTCATTTGAATAAGGAAGGTGAAATGTACAACATGTATTACGTCCGCAACGATGCGTCTCTTGAATTGCTTGGCGAATACGCCTACCTCGACGACCTGATCGACAACTACGATTGGAACGTGGTTCTTTACACAGAAACTCGAATTGTCGTTCAGCACGCCGACACCGGACTAAAACTCGATTTCTAATCAAATAAGCCCTGTCAGTAGGCGGTTAGACTGTCAATAAGGAAACTATCATGGAAATCAAATACTCATCAGAAACCCTCTACAAAGAACACTTCAATATCTCCGCTGCAATGGACCAGCTGGAGCAGTGGACCACAGTCTACGGCGGTGACTACACGTACTCCGATGTCGTGGAACTGGCTCACCGCATCGCTGAACGGGAGTCGATCACTACCTGGAATCCCTCTTTCTAATCAACTAACTTCCCTGCACACAGACGGGTGCTGGCGTGGTCCGAATCCACGGCAGGGAACTATCGGCAATCAACTAATCATTCGAATAAGGAGAATCATGTTCACAATAATCTATGTGCATCCGACCGGCGAAGTGTCCGTAATCAAGTCCTTTGACGGCATCGACGAAGCGTAGTACAGCTTCATTGAAACCCAAATGTACTACGAGAACTACGGCGAGGAAGACCGCATTCGCTTTGTGTACGACGCAACAGTAGACATGGAAGTCGACGTGGATGCGGAACAGGAAAAAGCCTTTGCGTTAGCAAACCCAGGCTACGCAGAATACAAGGCGGAATCATACGCCTACGACATAGAGTATCTCGACATAGAACAGGAAGCAAACGGCTTCTAAATCCCAAAGCCCTGGCGGTAGGAGGTTAGACCGCCAATAAGGAGCAATACAATGGTAACAGACAAATCACTTGAATCCCTCTACGAGGAGTATTTCGACATCGCAACCGCGGTGGACGAACTGAACCAATGGACCGCGGTCCACGGTGAATGTGATCTCACGTTCGCCGACGCATTGGATCGCGCTCACTACAACGCCATGCGGAAAGCGATTGCTATTTACATGGATCCCTCTTACTTATCGGCCAAAGCCAAGGCGGTATGTGGTAATTTGGGTGTCAAGTCCCTGGACTTAGACGCTGTTGTTGAGGATTGTTGTCGTTTCTAACCTAATACCGAAAGACTCTATCTTGTAGAAATACAGGATAGGGTCTTTTTTTTGTTTCACGCTTACAGGATGGAACGCAACAACTCACGATGGTCGCTACGCTCCCTCGTTCGTTGTTGCTTGATTTACCGCGCACTCCGCTACGCTCCGCGCGCATCGGCTACTCCAAACGCGCTTACCCAAGACTACCCGAACGGCGTCCAGTCCAGTCCAGACGACTAAAGCCAACCAGATAAACGCTCCGCGGATTCAGGAAAGTCCGGCGTATAAGTCAATTCAGGTCTGAATAGTCTTGTTTGCGGAAGATATACAAAAGAAATAGGGAGTGTCTATAAAAAAAAGAGAGATCTGTTCGGCGCGGGGGTTATAGCTAGGAGGGAAAAAAAAGATAGAAATCCCCCCATCAACAAATAAAAATGAAACGGTTGCTTTGTATCTAACTAAGTTATCTCTATAGGATGGATTGAATAACTCACGCTTTGTACATACATTTACTTACATTCAAACCGGGTTGCTCAGTGTTTCTCTATCAAACTTAGAATCTTTCATTCTCATACCAAAGCCACTCGGAGCAAAACGTTTACAATATTCTTTCCGTATTCACCCACCCTCCACCAAGTGTAACAAATAAAAATACGAAAGTCAAGTCTTTTTCGCACTTTCGGTACTAAAGTACTATGTTTATTACATCATTTTCTTTCGTGTTTATTCACATTCGTTCTCATTTATTCGCTTTCGTGCACGTTTGATTGCGAATGCGTCTAATATCCACCGGTACTCTCTCATCCACTATCTGGTACTCATCCAATCACAATCTCTCATCCACTCACCAGCACTCATTCTATCACTATCTCTCATCCCCTACAATCTCTCCAGGCATTATCTCTCATCCATCATATCATCTATCATTCGTTATAAAGTCTTCCCAATCAAGATTCTTGTACCACAGGATATCCGATCTAAACTTAATTCTCCTCGCATAATCACTCATCCGTACTAATATCTCCATGTTTTCACCCACAAAACCTCTTTTACTGTTGCTTCCACATCACAAGACCTCTTACAGACACTGATATTCTAAATCTCCAGGCAATAACCCAGTTACATTGTATGAAAATCAAAGATTTCTTTTCTCTATCCAACCCGATCAATAATCCTATAAGTAGTATTGCATTTTCTTGTAAAATTTCCGTTACAGTCGTAAAATAGATATTGCATGGAGTTTTATTTAGCACAAAAGAAAAGATATTGCCACAAACAAAACTAACTTGAAAGGGAGGAAAACCATAGTTTTATATGCATTCGTACATACAGAAGAATATGCTTAGCGGCGATTTTGATAACGGCGCACCATTGCCCGCCAGTGACTCCACGATTGATTCTGGCGGGCTTTTTTGCGCTTTAGGTGTATCGACTCAGGTACAGATAAAAGTGCCGTGTTTTGCGTTTCCGGCGCCGGAAATACCGTAAGCGAATCCGTGTTACCGTCGTCGACACAGATAAGGAGTTTTGTTTATTGATCCCTGTCGGGGGATTGTTTTTGAGGGAGTTTGGTTTTTATTTCTTTTCCCTCAGTTGAATAATAAATAAGGAGGAGGTTTGACATGAAATTGAATATTAGCAGCAATGAGAAGGGCTTGAACGGCGCCTTGACTAATCCAACTGAATTAGCACGCCATAAAGGGAACATTGAACGACCGTATCCGGTTGTAATCAACGGCGTGAAATACGTTGATGCCGAGGCTGCATACCAATCGTTGAAAGTCAGAATACCTTTAGGTACTCATAGAATTATGCTGATGAGTAAAATCCTGAAGGCAAAGTTATTGCAGCACCCGCACTTGGAAGAGGCAATAAAAGCCAAAGGTGGGTATGAGTATATTATCAAATGCTCCCACGTAGTCAAAGGTGATAACTGGTGGGAAGGGGACGGCGTAGGCTCTCCGTTTATCCG